CCTACTTGCCCGGGAAGTCACCGGAAAAGTTTCTCATTATCGTTTGGCCGGTCCTGAGATGCTGGACATTTTCAGTCGGGATGATCGTTTCCCATCCTTTGAAGACTGCGCTGCGTTTTTCAGCTTTCAAAAAGGGAACGGAACGCTTCACGGCAGCAAAGGCGTGGGGCGGGACATCTATGAACTTGCTGGCATGGTGGATCGCACTCGTAACGAAGTCGTGGATCGACTTGTTATGGCGGGCAAGACCATGTTCCAAGGGGACATAAAACGGATTCACACTTTTAAAATGTCGGTGCTCGGTTCGACCGTCATCGTTCCGAACGGCTGGACCTTTCTCGAAGCGAAAGTGGACGGCAACGTTGAGCCCTTCCTCAAACTCGATTCTTATTTCAACCAGATCGTCGATCAACTGGTTGGCGCGGTTTCCCCGCCCAATGTTGAAGGCGAAGCTTTTCGTTCGCCCGCCGGATGGAATTTGCTCGCGCAGCGTCAGGAAGAAGGCCGGGATACGCGCATCGCGCGGTTTTTGGAGCAGTTTACGAATCTAATTGGTATGATGCAGAAACGCATTTGCGATTCTGACACGGTCGATGATGACGCGAAGGCCGCGCAAAAAGATTTGCTCAAGGAAATGACGCGAGAGGAAGTGGACGAGCTTGCGAAACAGCCGGTCGCGGGCACCATCAAGGATTTGACTCCGATTGAGCGTCAGGCTATCGCCATGATCTCAGTTTCGAAGAAGGGCAACCCGCTTTACAATCAGCGGCAACTCGAAGTCGAGGAACTTACTGCGGGTCCGGGCGTTGATTATATGCGCCGCGTGTTGCTGCCGGATTCTGATCCTACGGAGCAGGCGGAACAGCAACGCCAGCAGCAACTCGAAATCGTTCTGCTCTCTGGCGGTCAAGCGGTGCCGGTCAGCGGTCGCGATAATCATACGATTCATCTTCAGGTGGTGATGCCGTCCGCGCAGCAAATGGCGCAGCATATTTTGGAAGGAAAGTTTTCTGCGGCGACGATGGAAGCGTTCGGGGCGCACATCAACGAGCATTACAACCGCGCCCGAGAGCAAGGCGTCAAAGCCGAAGACCCGTTTATGAAACAGGTTGCCGATTTCGTGAAAAATCTCGGACCGGCCCTCGCGCAGTTGAAGCAGGTCGAGGAAGACGCCGCGAAGCTCGCCGAAGAATCCAATATGCTCGAACAGGAGCACCTGAAGGACGGAAGCGGAGACCCAAGTCTCGCGCTACCTCCGGAAGCGGAAGCTCCTCCTCCCGGAACAATGTAATTTTTAAATCCCCCTATGGAAATCACCAACGAAGGTCTGGTCTGGACATCCGACGACGAAGCGAACTGGAACAGTTTTCTTCAAACGAACTCCGGCAAGCGATTGATTCCCAAGCTCGCGGAATACGCGCCGATTTTGCTCGACGGAGCCCATGCAAATAAAACTCTCGTCCGTAACGGCGAGCTTCGCGGTTTTCAGATCGCAATTTCTCGGTTGCTTGAAATGACCCACTCGCAGCCGCTTCCTCCGCAGAATGTTACACCATATCCGGATTTGGAAGACGACAAGCAATGGGCCGACGGATTGAAAATAGAGAAGAAATAATATGCCTACTGAAAAAACCCCCGCAGCCGCTCCCGGATTCGTTGATCTCGGGAAGAAAAACGCAGACATCGCGCAGAAGCTCATCAACCAAGATAATTTGGTGAATGCGCCGATTGAAACCGCTCCCGCGAGCGAAGCTCTCGACAAGCTCGCCGCAGAAGCGAATAAAAAAGGCGAAGCCGCCGCAGCCGGAGAAATTCCGCCCGAGGTAACGCCGAAAGAGACGCCGCCCGCCAAAGAAACTCCCCCGGCGAAAGAAACTCCGGCGGATGAGGCAAAAGCCAAGGCGGATGCTGAAGCCGCGAAGCTTCGGTCGGAAACCGAGTCGAAAACGAAAGCCGAAACGGAATCGGTGGATAAAATTTTCAAAGACTCCCCGCAATTGCCGCCCGGCACCAGTCCGAAGGCCGCAGACGCTTTTTCGAGCGTTAAGATCAAAGCGGCGCAGGAAATTAGCGCCCGCGACGCCGAAATCGAAAAACTTCGGAAGGAACGCGAGGAGTTGGCCGAAAAATTGAAAAATCCGATTCCTCCGGAACTGGAAAAGGAATTAATCGACCACCGGACGTGGCGAGCGAAGCTCGACGTTGAACACGACCCCCGGTTCAAAGGATTCGACAAGGACGTGACTGACGCGCAGGATTTCATCTACGCGCAGTTGAAAAAGTCGCCCGCCGTCACTCCGGAAATCATCGAGCAGATCAAAAAGCTCGGCGGACCGGAAAACGTGGACATGAGTAAGCTTTTCGACGCCGCAAAAGACCCGGCGATGCAGAGACTCGTGGAATCCAAGGTCGCCGATATCGAGATGGCGAAATTCAAAAAAGAACAGCATCTCAAGACGGTCAAGGACAACATCGAAGTTTACATGGCGGACCGGAAGAAACATTTCGAGGCCAGCGTCAATCAGCACACCGTTGAGACGCAGAAACGCGTGGACCCCATGCTCCGCCAGCTTGATTGGGTTGCAGAGAAGCCCATCGATCCTAAAGCGGACGCCGCCACTCAGAAAGAAGCTCAGGAGCACAATGCGTTTGTCGCTCAGACGAAATCGCAACTCGCGGAGGCTCTGAAGGATGATTCAGCGGATATGCGAGCTATTCTGCTCGTGGGTATGGCTCAGCTTTTCTATCTTCAGAGGAGCAACGCGGCGCTGAAACAAAAGTTCGATGCCAACGAAAAAGCACTCGCCGAAATCACCGAGAAATACGACAAGGTGAAACGGTCGAGCACTTCTCGACTCAGCGAATCTGCGGCTCCGGCCAACGGCATCGCGCCGGTCAAATCGAAAGATCAATTCAACGTTCATCCGGGGGATGCTATCGACACAATCGCCAAGCAAGTAATGGCGGAACGTGCCGCTAAATCCACCTGATGTTTACGGAGCATTATTCAGACCGGACGGCAGGAGCGGAGATAGTCCCCTCCCCTCCTCCGTCCGCAATCGCCACTTTTTCCAAAAAAGTGATGGTCGTGCTTCCGTGGCAGAAACAGGTTTCTCCACTCACGGCGTTTTGTGTCTCAAAACTGATTGATCGCCGCCGCGCGACTTCGATCTTGAATTTTGGAGACGCGTTCGTCGTTCACTCCCGGAATAGCTGCGCTGATGTTTTTCTAAGCTCGCCGTGTGATTATATGCTCACGCTTGACGACGACATGATAGTTCCGTTCGGTGACGCGACATGGTTCAACGCCATGACGAAATTCAATCTTCCGGAACCCTTCGCCAGTCTGAATGCTCTCGACCGTTTGATGTCTCATGGAAAAACTCTTGTTGGTGCGCTGTATTTTGGGAGGCATCCTCACGGCCCTCCGGTTTATAGTGAAGGTGCCGCTAAGCACGAAGCGGACTACTCCCGGCGTGGACCCCACAACTTAATCAAGCCGACAAAATGGGTTGGCACCGGTTGCATGCTGATTCATCGCTCAGTGTATGAAGATATCGAGAAACGTTTTCCTCGGCTCGCGCGTGGTCCGAATAAAAAAGGCGGACAGTGGTTTACGTCTTCGGAAGTGAGCCTCGTTGACAAGCTCGACACAATTAAGGACGCGCTTTCCGGCCCGCTCACATCAGAGAAGGCTTACAAAGCTTTGGAATTGGTCGAAGCAGCGATTACGAACGCGAAATATGAGAATACGCTCGGGTGCGGCGAAGACGTTTCTTTCTGTTTACGCGCCGCCGCCGCAGGGCATACTTGTTATATTGACATGGGGCTAATCTGCGGGCATCTAGGCCATTGTGTTTATGGTCCGGGTAACACAAGTCCCGCACCTTTAAAATGACTCGGCAAGAAAAAGTAAAATATAACAAGCGGTGGCGAGAAGAAAACCCTGAAAAATTTAAGGCGCAATGCGCTCGGCATAGGACACGATATGCGGCGAAGCGTCGAGAATATAATAAATTGTGGAGAACGGCGAATCGGGAAAAGGCGAGAAAATGCGCTCGTGCATGGCGGTCTAAAAATAAAGACGCTCTTAGAGCTTATCAACGGAGATGGCAAAAGATTAGACGGGCTTCCGACCCCGCGTATAGAATTCTTGGATATACTCGAAATAGATTGTGCGAGCTTTTGGGACAGGATCGATCTTCTAAAACAAAAGAATTGATTGGCTGTTCCTTAAAGGAATTGAAACAGCACCTTCAGACTCAGTTTCAAGCTGGAATGACGTGGGAGAATTATGGAAAAGAAGGCTGGGTGGTAGATCACATCGTTCCATGCGCCCGTTTTGATTTTAATATCGACTCTCAACTAAGGGCTTGCTTTCATTACACCAATTTGCAACCGCTTTGGGAATTAGATAATTGTGAAAAGGGAGCAAGATGAAGTTGCCGATTCCCACGAACAAGATATTGATTGCGTTAATGTTTTGGGAAGGAGACCGGGAGCCCGCGATGAAGCTCGCGCGACTTATCGCGGATTTGGAACCGGTGCGCTGTGATAAAGCGGATTTTCTTTTTGTGTCTCGGTTCGATTCAAAACATGATGACGTAACTGTCCGGCACGTATCTAGAAAATTCAACGTTTACACGCACACTTCTAAGCGGCGGGGAACCGGCTGGCCTATGGGGTGCAATGCAATCTTCTTTGGTATGTTGGAATGGGCGTATCATAAAATGGCGGCAGGGATGGTGCCGCATTACAAATCGATTTTGGTGCTCGGCGCTGATGGGGCCCCGTTCAAAGTCGATTGGCTCACTTCTTTCGTTAACAGCCAACGTCCGGATGTTTTTATGTCCGGGGCGCTCATCCTCGACCCGGTAAACGGACATGACCACATTAACGGAGATTGCGCGTTGCTTTCCGGCGACTTGAAATTTTTAAAATGGCTGACTCTCGGGATCGGGGATGTCTCTGCTCATGCGGGTTGGGATTGGGTGCTATCGGAGGACTTCCGCCGTTGGGGATGGCAGAATCTTCCGTTTGTGAAAAGTGTTTGGAATCGGCAGGGACGATTTACGCAAACCGATTGGGATTCCGAAATCTCGGACGGGACGGTCTGGTTGCATGGGGTGAAAAATTATGATTTGCAAAACTTGGTGAGGAAAAATCTCCTATGAAAGAAATCTCCGTCGTTTGCGGTGCTAATGGATACGTTGGCCGAAATCTGGTGAAATACCTTGTCGAGCGGGGGCATGAGGTTCGCGCTGTAAGCCGCTCCGGAGAACAGAGAGAAGATTGCCGCCATATGTTCGGAGATTTAACGGAACCGGAATTTTGCAAACGCGCGACGGCGGACGCGACGTGGGTTTATAATCTTGCGGCCAACGTAGGCGGCATCGGCTACATCGGAAAGCAAAACGCGAACTGCATGGCGTCCGTTCTCATCAATACAAACCTCCTTCGAATCGCCGCTAAGAACAGCAATCTTGGGGGATATTTTTTCGCTTCGTCCTCGTGCGTCTATCCTAGCTGGATTAGTCCACTTAAAGAGGATTTAGCTCACCCAAGTCGAGACAATGGTTACGGATATGAAAAATTCTTCAGTGAAAAAATGTGCGAAGCGTTCCATGAGGATTTTGGTGTTCGCGTTCATATTGCGAGATATCATACGATTTATGGACCCGGCGACTGGCGCGGTTCGGCGCGTGATCATTTTCCTTCGGCTCTGTGTCAGAAGGTGGTGAATGCAAAACTTTCCGGCGTAAACGAAATCAATATCTGGGGCGACGGGTCTCAAACTCGAAGCCTTCTCTACATCGATGACTGCGTCGAGGGCACTCATCGGATAATGCAAAGCGATTGCCATATGCCGATTAATTTGGGGACGAGCACCCCGGTTTCGGTAAACAGTTTGGTGACGCAATTGGAAGATATTGCGGGTATCGATCTTTTGAGGTTTTACGCAAAGGATGCGCCGGTTGGATGCACTCATAAAACTTCGGACAACTCGTTCATTAAGGCTCGGTTGAACTGGGAACCGACAACGCAATCAGACACGGGCCTTCGCAGATTGTATGCGGATTGCTACGACCGGGCATTAAAGAAATGAACGAAGACACGCTAGTTGCCGCCTGCGCTTACACCGGAGACCAACATCAGGTCATCGCTGCGCTGTCTCAGTATTTGCATCACGACACGCGATTCGTGGTCTTCTCTCCGGAGAATTCTCCGGCCCACGTAATCTACCCCGGCGTCGAGCGGCGTTTCGTAGGCACGGCTTCCTACATCGGGCAAGGGTCTTTGGATCGCCAGCGGGAGCACCTGCGGATTCTGCTTCAGTATCCTCACAAGTATTTTTTGCTTCACGATTCGGATTCGTTTTGTCTCTCGGCAAAAATCCCGCAGCATCTCTATAAATTTTCGGAAAATACGATCTGGTCGAACGAAGTGACGGAGCCGCGCCCGCATGAGTCTCCGTATCCGAAGATCGCGATGCAGCCGCCGTATTTTCTATCGCGTCCGGTGATCGAGAAGATGCTTGCGGTTGCCGACAGAGTCCGGGCTCATCCCATCACGCCTTACATCGATTGGTGGATGCTGGCGGTATCGAGCGAAGCCGGGCTTTATCACAAGCCGTTTACCTCGCTGGAGCACACCCCGAGGACGGAAGAACCTTGCCGGGAGTCCGACTCATGGAAAGTTTTGGAATACCGAATTAAATACATGGGGGCAATGTTTATGCACCCGATTAAGACCCCGCAGCAATTGCAGATGTGCATCGACGCGCGAAAATTTTATGAACATGAATCCTAATACCCTCGTGGCAGTTTCGGCTTACGCGGGCGATTTATCGCAGGTAGAAAACAATATGCCGTATTACGTTCATCACGGATGCCAAGTCGCAATCTTCTCTCCGGAAGACGCGCCGATTGACCGAGTTGAGCAGCCGGGTGTGGTGTGCTACGTCGCTGGAAAAAAAGGCTGGATCGGAAAGCATACGCTCGAACGCCAGCGGCTATTTCTCGAAGGGTTGCTGCGTTTTTCACAAGAGAATTTTTTGTTCAACGACTCCGACTCGTTCTGTCTGTCGCCCCGGCTCCCGGACTACCTCTACGCAAACAGGGATGTCATCTGGTCGAATGAAGTGCTCGATACGAACCCCGCGCCTTCTCACCTTCCGAAGCTCGCGTTGCAGCCGCCGTATTTTCTTTCGCGCCGGACGATTGAGGGAATGTTAAGGGCCGCGCAAAATCTTCCTACTTCATACTACGCTGGAGCTTCTGGGTTCGGCGAATTACCGGTGCCGACCGAGTGTATCGACCACTGGATGTTGCAAGTCGCCTGCGGCTCCGGGTATCCGCATCATAATTTTTTCACGGGCGCTAGTTTCGAAACAGGAACGGACCACGGTGCGCGGGAGATGGAAAACTTAGTTGCGCATCATGGACGAGTCTTGATACACTCTGTTAAGACAAAAAATGTTTTAGATCGACTTGCCGCCGCACATGCAAACTACCGCCGAACACATGGTCAGTAAGATTTGTAGCAAGTGTAAAACAGCCAAGGCACCTTCAGATTTCAATCTGGATAAGTCCTCCAAGGACGGGCATAGATTTTCGTGCCGGGCATGTGATTCGGAGGGGTTTGAAAAATATCGGGAGAAACACCGAGAAAAGCTTAATTCGGAACAGCGAAGTCGCAGATCAAAAAATCCAGAATTTTATAGACGAGTTGTTTCTCGAAGTGATTTGAAACGGAGGTTTAATTTGACCCCCGAAGAAAAACAGAAACTAATCGCTCAGCAAGGGAATTGTTGCGCGATTTGCCGCGAACCTTTTAAATCTTCTTTTCATACCCATGTGGATCATATCCATGGATCGAGTCCGGTAATTCTTCGAGGTATCCTTTGTTCAAATTGTAACGCCGGTTTGGGTCAGTTTAAAGACTCACAATTTAATCTTCATCAGGCAATTTTGTATCTTCAAAAATCTCAAGGTTGACGGTTTCTTATACCCGGGTGACTGTTGGATTGGAAGCTAAAATCTTCTCTGCACCGCTTCCGACAGAGAGTGCCTAAAGGCTGTTTGGCCACAGCAGGTCCGAAAAACAAACAGTTTTAACCCGTTCCCGAAATGGGAACAAATCGAAAGTAGATACTTTATGGCCTTTTTCTGTGATGATCCCAGTGCAATCAGCGACATAGCCTCAAAAGACACAAATCGAATTGTGGGCACTATCGCGAAGGCGCTTGCTGCAAACTCAGTTTATATGAACGTCATCGGCGGCGGAGTTTTTCCGTCCGGCGTGTCAGATGCAATAAGAAGTGTCGTGCAAATGCAGGCCGCTCCCGGTGATTCGCTGGCAATCCCGACCTTCGTTTGTGATACCGAAATCTGCGGTCAGACCGGCATTCAGGATTTGACGGACACCGTCGAATTCACTTTGCGCCTTGAGTCGTTCCGTGGGCGCGGTCCCAACATCTGCGTCAAGAAAGGTTACGCGGCTTTCAAAGGTTCCTACGTCATGGCGGAGGACTCCCTCAAGAAGCTCGTCACCCAGTATATCAACTCGGACGTTCGCGCCCAGTTGTATCTGCGCTCGGCTTCGAAATTCACCGCGAACGCCAACTACGATTTCGACTCCCTGTTTACCGGGGGTCTCGAAACTGATCTCGGTGTGAAGTTCGCGCCACTGTTGCCCACGGGTCCAATGACCTTCAAGGCTCTGCACTACATCGCCCGCTACCTGCGCGAAGTTCTTTTCGGCGAGTGGTATGCGCAAGATCAGGGCATGCCTCATTTCCGTTTCATCGGTGGCGCGGATCAGGTCGAATATTTTCGGTCTGAAGTCGGCGTCCAGAATGTGATGGTCGCTCTTACGACTGGCGGATATAAGCTGGGTGAAACCACGCTGACCGCTTACTCGTTCGAACAGTCTCCGGCTTACCGGGGTATCGCTTTCGGTGTTGATCAACGTCCGTTGCGTGCAACCGGTTTCAACCCGGACGGCACCCTCGCGCTGGTTGACCCGGTGACGATTGTCAGCAACCCGGCGCGTAACACCGCCTTCGCCAAACCGAATCCGGCGTGGCTGAATGCTGACTACGAAGTCGGCGTGCTCATCGCTGACGGCTCCTTCGAGCGCCTCGTGCCCGAGAAGTATGTCGGTGAAGGAAGTTTCAAATTTGCCCCGCAACTGCACATGGGCGAACTCGAATGGCATTACATTGTGGACAACCAATGTAATCAGTGGGGCGATTTTGGTTGGCATAAATACCAAATCACCCGGGCATATCGCCCGCTCCGTCCTCAACACATTATTCCTATCCTCTACAAACGGTGCCGCGCTGATCTCGGCCTCATCGCTTGTGCGGATAGTCCTTCGTCCAGCTTCTCAGGTTCCGATAGTTTCTCGACTATCGGCGTGTGCGGCGACGACGAATCGCCCGTGATTCACTAACACTTCGCGTTAGGGGGAAGCGAACTCAGGCGGGGTGGGGAAACCCATCCCGCCTTTTTAGGATAGAAAATTAGATGCGCAAAATGAGGTTTTCTGATACCCTCTCGGACATGACTACGAAAGAGAAACTGTTGGAATTTCAGAAAGATTTTCCGGACGCGAACTACTCCGAATTGGCGCGTAAAGCGGGGTGTTCAAACGTAAACGCGCAGGTTCATTTGGACCCGGTGTATCGAGCGAAAAATCGGGTGTCCAACCGTGATTTTTTACGAAAGAGATGTGAAAAAACCAAGCGGCTTTTGGTGGAATTTTTAGGCGGGTGTTGTTACACATGTGGGTATGATACCGATTTTCGTGCCCTCGATTTTCATCATAAAGACCCGTCACAAAAAGTTGCGCAGATTACCAATCTGTTGTCCGGTAAAATAGAAAACGCAATCGACGAAGCCCGTAAATGCGTTCTTCTCTGTTGCCGTTGTCACCGGGAGCTTCACGCAAAGGAAATTTAATATGGCAGACGACCAAAATACAGATTACAAACAGGCGGATTCCCAGTATAATATTCTGCGGAAGATTCTCGCGCGACTCAATCTCGGCATTTCCACGTCCGGTGGTGGAGGCGGCGGAGGCGGGGGCGGAGCAGTCACTATCGCCGACGGCGCGGATGTCGCGGAGGGCGCGAAGGCGAACGCTGCCGCAACCGACTCAACTTCGGCGTGGTCGGTTGTTTCTCTGCTTAAGGGGCTTTATGCAAAGCTCTCCGGAACCTTGACGGTCGGCGGCACCGTGGCGGTTAGCAATTTACCCGCGACTCAGCCGGTATCCGGCACAGTTGCAGTTTCTAATTTTCCCGCGACTCAACCCGTTTCTGGCACAGTTGCGGTGTCATCTATCGGCGCGGGAGCCGCAGTCATCGGGCACGTCATTGCCGATACTGGATCGACAACCGCAGTCACCGGAAACGTCGCGGTGACGAGCGCCGGGCTTACGAATATCGACGTTGCGTTGAGCACTCGGCTTAAACCGGCGGACACACTCGCGGCGGTCACAACTGTTACTACTGTCTCCGCGCTCACGAGCGGGAATGTGGGTGGGTTCACCAACGTCCAAAAAGATACGACTGCGGTCAGCACTACCCCGGCGTATTCCATTGGGGATGCTGTTGGCGCTAAACGGACGTTTGCGAATGCCGTCCGGGTTTCCGGCGGCTCTGGAGTGCTACAATCCGTTACTATTCTCGACCGCGCAAATCAAAAAGCGGGTATGACGCTTTTCATTTTCGATGCCGACCCGACGAACGCAACGATTACGGACAATGCCGCGTTTGTATTCAGCACGGACGATTTGAAAGTGATCGCGCAGATTTCAATTGCTGCGGGGGATTATGTCACTACGAACAGCAAAGCGGTAGCCATCGTTTCCGGGCTCTCAATCCCGGTGAAAGCGTCCGGCTCCGCGAGCTTGTTCGCGGCTCTCGTCACGACCGGCACGCCGACTTTTGTGGCGACGACCGACGTTCAGTTGACCCTAGGAATTCTCCAAGACTAATGCCCAACTCAGTTCTAATCAAACGTTTAAACGGCATCAAGCCGTTGTCCCCTTTGAATAAGGACTGGTTGCGTCGCATCCTCAACGCAGGCGGGGTTCGTCCGTCTCGGACGCAGTTCAAGATTAATGATCAGTTTTATAAAGAACTGGTCAACGGAGGAATTGATTCAAAGGTCATCGTTGCTAATCTTTTCCTTTCGGCGACTGATTTGCCGACCGCTTATACTCCTCTGATCGCTAATAACGGAAGCGATTCGTGGCCGGACACGGGCAGCACTGGGTCAATTGCAGACCTGACGATTAACGGGCTCAAACGGTCGGTGGGTGGGGGCAATAATCGGTTCCTCGAAAGCGGGGTTCTTCCGGGCAATTTTATGACTTCCGGCTCTGGTCACGGAACTGTTTACGTCACCGAGGATAGTAAAACGGCGAATGAAGTTGAATGGGGTTGTGCAAACGGCGCGGGCACGAATGACATTCGTATGTTTGCGCACTTGAGCGATAATAACACCTATGCGTATTTTTTCGCGCAAACACGATTGCTGACGGCTTCTGTTACCACGGGAAATTTAACCGGATATCTCTGCGCTTCTCGAACGACTACGACTCGTTCCGATATCTATTTCGCCAATTCCTCTACCGTGCATGCCAGTGTCGCAAATGATACCGGAACTTGCACGACTGCGCCGTCTGCAATTGTGGGAATGAAAATTTATGCGGATTCTCAAAATGGAACGGTAAGCGCATTCAGTAATAAACGGTTAAGTGCCGTAACCTTCGGAACGGCTCTTACCGCAGCCGAATCCCTCATCCTTTTCAATGCCATTCAAAATGCCCGAAAAGCATTCGGTGGCGGATTTGCATAATGAACAACGAAGTTAGTAACAAAACGCTCGGGGCAGTTGCCGCAATTAACCTATCGGTCGCGGGCCTTCGGGCTGTCTCCGATTATTTTCTTGCGCATATTGTCCCGATTCTGTCCGGTGTCGCGGTGGTTATTCAAGTCGCGATTGGTGTCGTGACTCTATACCATCTGTTGAAGAATAAAAAGAATAAAGATGAAAAATAAAGTTCTCCTCCTCAGTCTCGCTCTGTTGGCCGGGTGCTCTTACTTTCCGTTGCGCCCCGGGATCGGATTGATCCAGTCCGGTCCGAACGGCGGCGCATACGTTCGACAGTCACAAAATCCTCAAGCGGAGTCCACGCAGAAATACGAGCGGACTACGGAGACGATTCCTGCCGGGCTCACAAACGCGACCGTTCGAATTACGGAAAAGGGCGAGACGAAAATAGGTGCCGCACAAAAAGACACCGCGCGTGAAATGGCGGCAAAACTCGGCTCTCTTAAAAGCGTCGTGTGGATCGGCATCCTTGTATTTCTTTTCGGTGCCGTGAGCTTTGTTTATCCTCCGTTGAAAATCATTACGGGCGGGAGTATTACCACGAGTGCTGTTATTACCGCCGCCGGGTTGGCCCTCATTGTGCTACCGTCCCTCATCGTTGGGCATGAGTTGCTGATTCTCGCTGTTTCGGGGGGTGCCGCCGGGCTCTACTTCTTTGCTCATAGACATGGGAATCTTAAGGGAGTGGTCGAGACTCTCAAACCAAAATAATGGCGGCGATTTCACAGATAACGAGCGGAGTTTTACAGACTTTTTCGCAACCCCGAGTAGGGGAAACGGTTAAAATTTTTGTATCGTCAAACACTTTGTTCAAGGTGGGCGCGTTTATTTTTATCGCAAACTCTGGGCTTTATTCGGTCGTTCTTTCGGGTTCGCACGGACAAATATCAGTTAAACTTGAACGGAAATCTTTTGATGCCGGAGCGCAGGTAAAGCAAGGATCAATAATCACTTTTGTTTCTGAAACCGCCATAGGTCCCTCGGGTCCTGCGGGCGTGACCGGACCGAGCGGAATTGCTGGCCCGGCGGGCGCTGTGGGTGCTACCGGCGCGACGGGAGCCGCAGGCGCAACCGGGGCAACCGGTCCGTCCGGAGGTGCTATTTCAATTGTAGCCGCAGAAAATCTCCCTGCTTTTATTGCTGTGACTTCGACCGGGTTCAAAGCCAATTCTTCAACAACCGCCCATTTTTCGCGCATCGTTGGTATTACTACCGCAGCTATTTCTTCTGGTTTTTCTGGGGGTGTGGTAGAAGTGGGAGAAATTCAAAATTTGGGTTGGTCTTGGATTTCCGGAGACATAATTTTTTTAAACGGACTCGGACTTTCGACGATTCCGCCAACATCCGGGTTCGTTCAAAAGATCGCCCTTGCAAAAAACTCAACAACCTTAATAGTGGAATTGGATGATCCAATTCTTTTGTGAAAGATAATATATGGCCTTACGCAAACCGTTAGTATTAGTCGCCGGACAAAGACAACAATTGCAATCCGCCGATACACTGGATGCGCCGCAATCGGGCGGAGATGTAATCGTGCAGACGAATGATGAGGCGGGGGCGATTGTTATCGGAACTCCGGTGTATAACGACGCTAATGATGGAGTAAAGAAAGCGAAAGCCGACGCTTCCGGAACGAAAGATGTTATCGGTTTGGTTCGGGATGTCAGTATCACGAATGCAATCGCCGGAGCGATTCAAACGTCTGGAGTGTTATCCGCGACCACCGGACAATGGGATGCCGCATTCGGAACTAGCGGAGGGCTTACTCGGGGAACGAGATACTATTTATCAGCAGCTACCTCTGGACTCGGGACTAGCACAGCCCCCTCGACCACGGGTCAATATGTTGTGGAACTTGGAATCGCGATTTCTACAACGGAATTATTGTTATCTGCTCCTTTCACAAGCACATTACTATGAGTAACCGGCTTCCACTGGTGCTAGACGACTCCGGTCAAAGACAACGTCTGCAACCCGGAGATGATGTAGCGATTCCGGTCAATGACAGAGTAACTTATTTGGAGGAAAAAGTAAAAACATTAATCGAAGCTCTGGCCCTGAATGGGTTAGAACTTCCGGAGGAAATATTATGATTGTAGAAATATCGGGGCAGGTAGGACCGCAAATTTTAGCCGACGGAGTAAACGGAACAGTCCGTCAAGGCCGAACCGGCGCTATCGTGGTGGGAGAATTGCACGGACGATATTACGAAAACACTTTTCGAAAGAGTGTTTTCTCTGCGTCGAATCAAGCCGCACAAGCTGTTTCTGTTGCTCTAGCGACGGCGTATACTGGGCTTTGCCTTTCGAACCCTCTCGGGAGTGGGGTGAATCTTTCGCTGCTCAAAGTGAATTTTGCGCTATCAGTTGCTCCCGCCGCGATCGCCTCTCTACATCTTATTGGAGGATTTTCAGCGGTTGCAAACGTAGCGCATACGGCCGCAGTTACTCCGACGAATAATTTTCTGGGCGGTGTCGCCCCGAATGCAAAGGTTGATTCCCAAGCAACAATTCCAACGCCAACGTATCTGTTTTCGTTATGTAACGGGTTTACTGCCGCCGCCCTGCCGAATCAAACTATGCTCCCGGTTGATTTTGAAGGGTCCTTTGTGATTCCCCCGGGCGGATTCATCGCTATCGGGGCTTTAACCGCTGTTACCGGGTTCGGTTCGTTCATCTGGGAAGAAATCGCCGCCTAACTTTGAGGAAATAATTTATGTCTGATTGCGGATGCAATAAAAATCCCCGGAATATTCTCGATTGCAACACGAACACGACCGAGTCGTGCCAGAATCCGTGCTGCTCGACGCCGACTAATTCCGCCGCGTGTGAATCACTCCCGAGTCAAATCGAGAATTTCACGCTTCAATTTTTCGGCACCGTAGTTAAGACGGAAATTGACGGGGCTGTTTCGTGGTCGCTGCCTTGCAATCTCGATGTCGGGCTCCCGAATAATCCGCGTGGCGTCGATGAGGGCCTCGCATGTTATTTCCTCCGCCTTTTCCATGATGGAATTGTAGGATTGACTGGTCCTCAAGGCGCGGCTGGAACCCCGGGCACGAACGGTCACAACGCGTATACCGTGACTCTCGCGGGATTTGCGCAACCGACTCTTGCATCTCCGGTAGTTCAAGTTGTCACGCAATACAACCCGGCGATTTTGCCCGGCATCTACGTTTACATTTCGACTTCTGGTTGGTATCTCGTCAACGAAACAGACGGGAACGGCGTCCTACTGCTCACGCTTGTTAAATCGGTTGACGGTCCGGCGGCGTTCATCGCCGCAGGAAAGCTCGTGGTTCCTAGCGGTTTTCCGGGCGCATCGATTCAGGGCGGACCCGGCCCGCAAGGTCCGCAAGGTCCGCAAGGCGTCCCGGGTAACACCTTCACAACCACCAATGGAATTTATTTCGCCGAAGTCGGAACAGATTTCAATCTGCCGATTGTTTATGCGCAAGTGGATTTCGTAAATTCGGCTCCGCAGCTTTTGCTGCCGACTGCCGGGCTATATCTCGTGACTGTGGTCGCGGGAGTGCAAGGAGAAACCGGTGTTGCTTCTACGGACGCCGCGACTCTGAAACTTCGCAATCTAAGTTTGGGCGCGGACATCGGCGGTTCCGAACATCTGATCTCAAACGTTGCGGTTGATGAGTTTGGTCAGATCGTGATCAATATCCGGGTCCAAACAGACGCCGTGAATCAGACCATTGCTCTGTATGGGAAGTGCACTTCGGATGTAAAAATTTCAGTGGTCGCGCTGCACACCACAATGACATATGTCAAAATCGCGTAAAGGCAAATGCACAACTCCGGTGACACATGATCCAGACCGGATAATTGTCGGGCGATGCAAATCGGAGAAAGGCGGAACGAAAACCGTCGAACCTCCGGTGTATTCTTTGGTAGTCCAGAACCCGACAAATGGACGCGATTTTCTCCCCGGGTCGTAGGCGGGCAGGTGACTGTTAGATATAGTGAACAATTATGAAAGATAAAGGAATTGATTTGGCGCTTCCGGGATTCTCCGGCGGCGAGTCTCCGCTCGCGGTCTCTGACCGGGCTCCGGAATACCCCACGCTGCACTTAGAATTCATTGGTGACGATGCCATTGATTTTCCGAAAGACGGCACGGTAACTTTTCGGTATCACCGCGCGTCTGAGACCGAGTCCGACCGCAACGGAAAGGAACGCTGCTCCTATACTCTGGAAATTCAAAAACTGGTCTCTGTGGAAGCCGACAAGGACATCCGTCCTTCGAAACGCGACACCAGCACCGAGGACAATCTCGATAAGCTGATGAAAGCCAAACAGGACAGTTATTGACATGACGAGGAAGGAACAAGTAAGAGAATGCTCTCGTCGTTGGTATTTTGCCAATAAGAAAAGGGCGAAATTTCTATGTCGTCGATGGAATAAAAGGAACAAAGAACGACTGCGGGAACTCCAACGAAATTGGAAACGCAAAAACAGGAAAAAATGTTCAGAAGCTACGCGTAGATGGCTGGACAAAAATACAATAAAGAATAGGGAAACCCATCGACGATATCTTCGTCAGCGTTGGAAAACCGATTTGTCTTTCCGACTTTTGGTTACGTTACGAAATCGAATGCGACAAGCGTTGAAGAAGAACTATAAAAGTTCCGGAACAGAGCGATTGACGGGGTGTTCCATGCGGGAATTAAAACAGTATCTTGAATCCTTGTTTAGGCCCGGCATGACGTGGGAAAATTACGGTCCAGTTTGGCACATTGACCATCAAACCCCCTGCGTTAGATTTAATCTATCCCTGCCTGAACAGCAACGAAAGTGTTTTCATTTTACGAATCTACAGCCCCTATTTGCGAGCGAGAATCTCAGAAAGAATAAATATGTTTCGTGTTGATGATATAGCGGATGAGGCGAGAAAAATTATCGGGGTTTGCGACGATACAAAACTTTTCCGGTGGTGCGGCGATGCCGTTTCTATTGTCTCTAACAAAGCAGATTTGGAGGGATGGAAGGGGTATCTCGATATCTGCTCCGCCGGGTGTTCCTGTGAACAGGGCTCTGTCTGCAATAATCCTGCCGGGTGTGGGCGACGATGTATTGCTCTGCCGCGAGAAGTCGAGACGGTAATCGGCGTCAATATCGCCGGGCAACCGGTGCTAGGGCGAGACCAGCTTTTTTCGTTCCATCTGAACGGCCCGGGAGATTTACGAAACTCTTGCGAATGGGCTTGGTCCGACAAAGGAAATTTTCACTGCACATACAAAGATTTGATTACCCCGGCGAAACTCGTGGCGTATCTTCAGACGCGCGAGGACAATGGCAAAGTAATGACGGTCTTCGGGTATGATGTCAACGGAAACGTTCTGCGCCGAACGGAGAACGGTGTCACGATGAACGGTTGGAATATTCCAATGATTTACGGAGTCGCGGTGCCGGGCGACGGAGCCCCCACGGTCGCGCGAATCACCGGACTTTACAAAGACATGACGGTTGGCAGCGTCCGACTCTCGACCATCGACGATTCTGGATCGACCGGCACGCTTCTTTCGGTTCTGGAGCCCGACGAAACTCTGCCGCAATACCGGCGAATTCAACTCAATCGAAATTGCAATTGGGTTCGAATCGCATATCGAAAAAATGACCCAGTTTTTCATTCTCGGTGGGATCACGTTCCAATGAAAAGCAGGCTAGCATTTTTGATTGCTATTACCGCAAGGAAAATGTATGCGGATTTGCAAATCCCGGAAGCGCACGCTTTCGAGGCCGACGCGGCTCGTATGGAAATTGAGGCTCAGCAGATGCGAGAAGCCCCGCTATTCCATCCCGTGCAGGTCGTGGACCTGAACAATATTAAAGACAAGAACGATTATCAAATTGTCTGACTATGGCATCCGTCGCCGAACGTTTGATAGATTACGATGGAACGTTTTTTCGGGGGATGAAGTCGGATTCCTACCCCGGTCAACTTCCTCTCGGTTATTACTGGTCCGGATTCAATACGCTGAATCTCGGCGGCTCGCTTTCTTGCCGACCCGGCTATCGCTGTTTGATTACTTTCCCGCAAGGAAATCTTCAAGGCTCCGCGATTTTCCGTCCGCAAATCGGTCTCGAACAAATGATGGTCGCGGTAGATGGCGTTATCTATGTTGCTGAGTGGCCGTTTTTGGAATTTCGAATTCTGCCCAATGTTCAGTTTTCGCCGCACGCCAAGCAAATTTATTGGCAGCTTACCACCCAGTCGGCGCGTCGAGTTTCTCCGGATGTATTTTCATCTGGAATTGAAGTCATTCCGCCGCGCGTCGTGATGTTCATGCAGGACGGGGGCAACACCGCGCCTGCGTGGTATGATGGGGCACAGTCCGGGCACATCCGCGACCGCGAATTCGAGACCCCGGCGGGCAGTGCAATGATGTGGGTCGGAGATAGGCTTTGGGTTGCAAAAAGCAATCAGGTCTTCGCGTCCGATATAGGAAATCCGTTCAGTTTCCGAGAACAAGTTTATCTCGGTAGCAACACTTCATTTTATTTTGTCGGAGATGTCACCGCGATGGTTAAGACCCCGAGCATTGAGTCTCCGCAACTCATGGTGTTCACTGACAGCAATGGATCGATTCTGCAAGCGAACATTCGCAATCGGGATTTGTGGCCGCAAACGGATAACTTCCAAATGGAAGTGATTCAGATCGGTTGCCCGAGTCAGAACGGGGTAATTTCTCATTATGGTCGCATCGTCTGGATGGCAAATCAGGGAATGATTTTCTTCGATCCCGCGACTTCCGGAAAGATTACATCCCGGCTACCGGTGCGAGATAATGAAATGCTCGTCAGCAAGATTCGTTTAAACGAAGACTTGAGCGGCGTAGCAATTGGTTCCTTCGGACAATTCTTGTGCGTTTCCGTTCCGGCAGAATCTCTTTTCAATAAGCATACGTGGGTCCTCAATCATGCCAGCTTGCAAACGCTGGAGGACGATTCTGGTCCGTCATGGGCGGGCTACTGGCTTGGAACCCGACCGGTGAATTGGCTCTATGGAGACATCGTGGGCACCGAACGAATTTTTCATGTGAGCGCGGACGAAGACGGGAATAACCGTCTGTGGGAAGCGTTCATTCCGGACCGGCTCGATAATGGTTGCCCGATTACTTGGGCGGTTGAGACCCGAGGCTATTTTGGGCAGACGACTCAGTCGCATAAAGTCCCGGGCTCTCGCTGTCGCATGGCATGGGCAGACGTTGCGTTGATCGGGATCGAGGAAGATTTGGACCTTGGAATTTTTTATGCTCCCGGGGCTCGCGGCGCTTATATACAAATTCTAAAGAAGCGACTTGAAGTCGAAAAAGGTAGTTTGAGTTTTGATCTTCAGATCGACATGACTACGGAATTGTTTGCGTTTAAAGCTCAGTCTCGAAAAGAACGAACGGAAGACGCAAATCAAATGTCGATGTCGGTGGAAACTGGGTCATGCGATTTGGAGAGCCCCGACAACGAAAACATTGACGAGAGCTTCCAGCTTTTGATTGTGGCACACGGACCGGCAACGATTTACTACATCCGCCCGTTTGCGTTCGCGGTCTCCGAAGATTTCTCTGGTGATCCGGATGCTTGCATCGACGAGATTCCATTCAATACGGTTCGGTTCGATGGCACCGGTGTCCGTGCTTCTGATCTTGCTGAAGCGACGTTGGCCTTATCGACGCGACCTCTCGCGTATTACACTGCGAACAAAACGGAAATCGTCACGCAACTGGGTATGTCCGCTATCGGGACTGGATTCGCGGAAAGTATAGTCTCTCAAGAGGCGGCGGAGCGCGTAGCTCGAATCATCGCGATTAAGCAAGCGGAGTCAGAGCTTAAGCGCGACCTGCCGAAAACTCTATCTGTAGGAGAAGGATTCTAATGCGTATCGTCATTGATCCTCTCTATCTCCGGCGTCCGAAGTTGAATTATGTTTCCCCTCCGGTTTGCGAAGCTATTTTTTCTGGCTCTGGATCGCCGATTATTATTCTCGATGATATCAGCAAGCTACCCGGACCGACTGGATTGGTTTTGGGTGGTCACGGTCAGGTTCGCTTGAGTTGGAATCGCTACCCCGGCGCATTGTGTTACAATGTTTACACTCTCGTTATTTCTCAAACGGAGCTTTCGTTCCCGTGTTCCGATATTCAAGACATCAGTCAAAGTGGAAGCTATGTGCTATTGTCGGAGTGTCATATCGATCCAACGATAGTTATTACGCAACCGGGATGCTATCGAATCTCGGCAATCACTGGTGACGGTGAATCCGATTTGAGTGATCCGATTTGCACCTGCGAGTGCCCGGATTGTTTTTGTCCGGACGGCACGGAGTTTTATCCGGATTACGAGGAGTGTCTTTGCTCTCCGCAGTCTTGCCCCCCGGGACAGGTTTGGGACCCGACGATTTGTCAGTGCGTGGGTTGCGGCTCTCAGCAATGCGCCCCGAGTTTTATTCCGGACTACGCTGACCCGTGTAACTGTATCCCGAGCCCCGGCGGACCGACGAACGTTTGTAACGAAGAACAGACCGCTACTTGCCCGGGTGATTCCGTTACCGTCCCTGCCGGAACGTTTTGCGTGCAAGCGCCGAATCGTTTGCCCGCGACGATTGCCGCCGCTCAAGCGCAAATGAATGCAGAGGCTCTAGCCGAAGCAGAATCAGAACTTGAGTGCGATGGATGGAGAATTTGTAACTGGGATGCTTCAGTTCGCGCGGCGATAGCTGCCGGGTTAGCGTCCGCCGGATGCACGGGAAGTGTAGCTCCGGAATGGGATGGAGTCTTCGACAAGTCTTACTCTTTCGTTGTTGGCCCAATCAACGAGGTAAAATATTTCGACAATCAATCAATCCTCGGAAATGCAGTAGCGCCCTCTGAATTCCCGGGGTATCCGGGCGGCAATTGGCAGGATATGTGTTTCACTCGGCTCTATTACAATGCCGCTTCCGGAACATGGACGCTCTCGATTGGTTGCGCGTTCGATTGCACGGGAAATCAATACGCGTGGGTCGGGGAGATGGTCAATAACGAATCTGCGAACCCGGGCGGGATTTATACACAGACTTCCGGATTTTCTTCCGGCCCAACTACGATTGAAGTCGTTCCCACTTCTGGTGGTCATTGCACGGGTTGCCAAGCTGTCCCGCAGAGCATTCAAAATACGGTGTTCGCGCAAGGTCCGTTTGGAGCGTTTCCAGCTTGCGGAAATTTCGCAATTACGAATGGCTCCGGAACATGGAGTCTTACTCAAAATCTCAGCACTTGCACGGAAAATTTTATTGAGATAACCGGGCAGACTTGTAATCCGAATGAGAACCCTTATGCTCTTACGGTGGATATTCCGTGGGACGATTCCGGTAACGTCGCCGCCGGGGTCCATACCGTTCAATTTCAGCTTTCGTTCAACGGAAGTTTGGTGGACTCGGAGACGCGGGACTTGGCAACCGGACCGTTCACCCCCGTTCAATTGACCGCCCCGTTGCCGGTCGGTATTGTTACAATTCGAATCGCAGTAGTTTTCCAGTGCGTCCCGAGCCCAAGCGTGACGGCGAATAACCTCGGCCCATTGTTAATAACCCCCCTCACACCACCATAAAACAAGTGACTGTTTAATATATGGCACTAAAACCTACAAATCTTTACATTCAGATGGCACCGTTGCCCGCGACCTTCAAAGGGAGCCCGCAAGATTTCGCGGTTGCCATGGTGCAACGTATGAAAATTCTTTCGCCCAACGGAACGAATTTCATTTTCATTGGCGACGTTGAGCCTATTTCCAATGTCGGTCCGTGGTTGCGCGGCGGCACTCAATGGTGGGTCTGGGATGAGAATATCAAGCGATATGTTCCTCTCGATATCTCCGCGTCCGAGACGCGATGGTATTGGATGGGCGCGAGCACCCCGACGAGCACTCCTCCGCAAGTGTGGCTGAAGACGACGAAGGACGCGACGGACCAAGACCCGAGCCATGGCGAGCCGATTGGCTGGTATGTGTTCGATGGCACTACTTGGAATCCTTTTATCGGAATCGTGTTGAGCGGTTCGACTGCGGACCGTCCGACTGGCGGAGTTGAATATCAGCAGTATTATGACACGGATATCGCTGTCCTTATCTGGTGGGAGCGGGGGCAGTGGAGAACGGTTTCCGGCGTTCCCGGCGATATCAAATTTACTGTGTTTGAAGTGCTGACGGACGCTCTGCGGTTCAATCCCGGCTGGGAAGTTCTCGGTGCTGGCAATCAATCTTTTCGTGGACGTATTATCGTTCAAGCGGCGAAGGATTCAGGAACGTCACCGGAAACGGTGCTTACGGTTGGGGCAAATATCACCCCAAGGCAAGCTCTAGAAACTTTTGGCGAAAGTGATGGGATCAAAATCGATAATGCGTCCACTTTAAAATATCCCGGGACCCTCGCTTGCTGGACTCTGGTAAAAACATAAAAATGCAATCGGTTTTTATCTATTCATTGAACGATCCGATTTCGGGGCGGTCTCGTTACATTGGGAAAACTGCCAATCCCACAATCCGGCTAGATCAGCACATTCGAGAGTCTCGAAAAATTAAGAAAAACTACCACAGACTAAACTGGATTCGTTCTCTGGGTTCACGAAATTTAAAACCGGTGTTTGAAATTTTAGATGAGGTTCCAGCGTTGGAATGGGAATTCTGGGAATGCGAATATATTCGTCTCTATAGAATTCTAGGTTTTAATTTAACAAACTCCACGGATGGAGGAGAGGCAGGCCCTTCTATGAAGGGAAAAAAATTATCTCTGGAACAGTGCGCGAGTCGTGTTGGTAATAAGCGGAGATTAGGAATTCCGCATACCCCGGAGAGCAAGGCCCGAATCAGCGCCGGAAGTCGAGGACACAAAAAATCTCTAGAAACGCGGGCGCGGATGAGTGCCTCTTTGCGAGGTAATACTCGTTTTGTTGGCCAGTGTTTGTCAGATTCGCACAAACAAAGGCTATTGGAAGGGCACCGTAAGTGGCGGGATTCACTCGTCAAAACCCCTTGAACGAGTGACTATTAGAAAAAGAAGCAGTGCGGTAGTCAAGCAACTTGAAGTGAACGATTTATGGCCTGTGTTGAATCATCTGGTCGAGAACTTTCCGAGAAAGAAATTTCTCTCGGAACCGATCAACGTGGATTATCTCGCTTCGAGTTGGAGCAGCTTAATGAAAAACGGCAGTGCGGTCGCATACGCAACCTTTTTAGATTCAAAGCCCTCTGGGGTCTTGCTCGGTTTGTTGACGCCGGACTTGCACAACGGGAAACTTCAGGGGGTAGAGTTTTTCTGGACCGGAAGCAACACGCTTCCCCTTTTGGATATGTTTGAAGCAGAATGCAAAGCTCGTGGATGTTACCGGGTGGTCGCCGGACTTTGGGGGCAAGCCATCGGGCCTCGGGCTCCGGTGTTGCGCCGATTTTATCGTAGCCGGGGGTATTCGCCAGAAGCGGAATCCTTTTCGAAAGTGTTGTAATTTATGGGTGAAATTTTCACAGCAGCGGGGCAAGTAGCAGCGGCAGCGATGCAAGCTGCTGCGGTGCGTGAAGCTACTCAAATGCAGATCGACGCGCTTGAGCGTCAACGGCAGTATGTTTACGCGAACCTCGACCCGAGCGTAATCGGCGGACAAGCCTATCAGGGCGATGTCAATCGCGCGTTGCAGCAGCGGAATTTGCAAGGGCTCATTGATCCGGCGTTGCTCAATCAGCGATACGCGGCGGAGAATGCAATCACTTCGCAAGGCTCCGAACTTGGACAGGAATCCGGTCGAGTTTCTCGTCAGGCTACAGATGAAGCTTTGCGCGGAACGCCGGGAATGGATTTGGTTAAGCAGAACCTCGTGGATCAGGCTTTGCAAGAATTGCAGATGGGCGCGACGTTGCCGCCTGATGTTCAGGCTGAGCTTGTGAAAGCCGGGCTTGAAAAAACCGGTATGACGACCGGCTCTGCGTCCGGTCAAGGAACCGGTGGACAAATTTTGCGGACCATTCTCGGTCGCGCCGGTCTCGAACTGAAGGCGCAACGACAGGAACAGGCCGCAAAGCTTGCGACGACTGCTCAGAATTTGGAAGGTGCGCGGCAGAATATTCTGCAATCGCTTTTTCCTCGTCTGAATGAAGTCCAATTGAACAACCTCGGCGGACAGCAAAGCATCCTAGCGCAATCAAATGCGATGATGCCTGAAGCTGGTTTGAGCGGTCACGATATTGCAAATATTTGGCTTGCGCGAGTTGGGGCAACGAATCAGCTTGCGCAAAATGCTGCAAATGCTGCCGCCGCCGGAGCACAACAGCAAGGACAAATTTGGGCGGGAGCAATTGGAGGAGCAACTCGCGCCGCCGCAGGTGCCGCGCCGTCATGGAATACTGTTAGCGGTTGGTTTGGCGGCGGAGGGGGCGGCGGAACTGGTTCTGGAAATTCAATGGACTTGGGCGGCTTTGCAACAGATTAAAATTTTATGCCAGTAAGCACACTCAACGGATGGACTAGCTCGGGATTACTTCCGAGCAGCACGGTCGTTTCACAAATTCTCAGCCGCGCGGGTTCAGGGGCGCAAGCCGCTCCTCCGCCGGGCTCCGTTCCCCCGCCTGCGGGCGGTGCGGCGTCCCCTCCGCTTTTCGGCGGGCTCGGAGGCGGTGCAACTACTCCCGGGGCTGGTGGATATCAGCCGTTACCTTCCGTGCCGTCCCGTCAGCCGCCCGGGTTTGGTGGGGGAGCCGGACCCGGATACGGAGATGTGTCCGGTGGACGAGGATGGGTGAATCCGTCACTTACTCCCGAGCAAGCTTACTCTCAGTATTTGCAATGGCGAGGGTTCGCAGATACTACGACTCCTTTGCAGGCGAATATTAATGCGATGGTCGGGGCTCAGGGGGCCTTAGCGTATAGTAGCGCCGGAGACCCGAACCGAAATGGATTGAACTACGATCCATACGGCGCCACTTTGCGAGCGAATCTCGCGGCTCAAATGATGGGTGTTCAACGTGCCTCGCCGTATGCTTATTCATATGGAACTCCGGCGGCTCACGCTCCGGCTCCTCAACCGGCGGGCGGATACGTCACCGGTTATGGGGCTCCTCCACCTTCTCCCGGTGGTGGATTCGGATTCAGTGGCGGTGGATTCGGTTTCTAAAAAATTATGGCTGGACTAGGCGGAGCACCCGCACAACAAATTCAAGCTGGGATTGCGCCACAACCTTTGGTGACTGGTGCGCCCCCGTTGTCGCCCACACTGCTCAACGCTTTTCGTGACGGATTCATTACCGCCGACGACATCTTTGAACGAATCAGCGCGACGACGAAGGCGAAGAAAAAGGCTGAGTTGCAAATGGCGACGGAAGCTACGTCTCCGGAATCAATTGAAGCTCGGAAACAGGTTGTAGCGGCTCAAGCGGCTCAAGCGCAGCTTGCACAACAGCAAGCCGCCGCTTCTGGTCCGCTCGTTGCTCCCCAAGCCGCACTGAGTGCCGCAGAGATTGCTGCAAAACAGCAGTTGCTTCCGGCGCAAACGGAACTGACCGCGCAGCAATTGGAAATGAATTCAAAGTTCATGTTCCCGAAAGCTTTGTATGATATCGCAACCGAGCGGTTGAAGGTCGTCAACCCGGTGAAGCGAGTCGATCCGGCGAACGGAGCCGAATACACTCAGATGTTGAACGCGGCTGGTGAAGATGTGACCCCCGGTAGCCCGGCGCATGCCACTTACTCGCGCATTGCGCAAGGTGCTTTTTCTAATCTGTCTCCCGGTGGTTCGCCGCAAGTCGCCCCGAAAGCAACCGTTGCCCCGGCGGCACCGGTAGTCGCTCCGGCGGCTGCTCCTTCGGCTATGGTTACGCCGAATGTAGCTGCTCCTGTGACTGTTTCCCCGCTCGCGGGTAATCAAACTCGCGCGGCCTTGATGGAACATCCAGCTTTCTCCGGCGTCCCGGGTTCGACGATTGCGGCTATGTCTGATGCCGACGCTGCTGATGCCCTCGTCAAAGCAAATCGTTCCGTTCCGCCGTCGCCCTCCGTCATTCAGCCGAAAGCTCCGTCAATGGCATACACTCCCGGAGTTGGATTGCAAACCGGAATGCGTTCGATTAAAGATCGGGCTCTCGTTCCGGCTGAAGGTGTGGAAAAACTCGCTTTGGCCTCGCAGGCCAAATCCACGGCGGACCGATTGCAGAAAGCATACGCGGATTTGATTCAGTCTGACCCTCAATTCACCGGACTCATCAACGGCACGATTACGAAGGCGGTAGCGGGGAAACGATGGAACGAAAAAGTTGCCGCCTTCGAACGTGAAGCTACAGCAATTCTCGCGCCAGTCGCCAAGGGAACCTATAATGAAACCGGCGTGCTGAGTGATAAAGATGTCGAGCGATACAAAAATGTGTTGCCGGATTTGCGAGATACTCCTAGAGTGGGCAACGAGAAAATGCAACGGCTCATCAACGAAGTGAATTCGGCTTACTCGAACAAAATCGAAATGTGGAAGAAAGCGGGATACGATGTCGGTAATCTTGGTGCGGATAGCTCCGCCGCGACTGCGCCGACTCCCTCAGTCACCCCTGTTGCTGGCAAGCTGGTCACGATTCCCGGGCTCGGGACTGGCACCTATGACCCGGCAACCGGTCTTTTCACCCGGACGCAGTAACTATGCCGGACCCCATCTCAATAGGGGAGTCGGTTCAACTGACTCCTGACCAAGTTGCACAGTTGCAACAACCGGCGGATGCTTTTCCTGTCGGCTCGCAAACCGTTCTAAATTCAGAACAGGCCACAGAAGCTCGCAAGCAATCCGGCCATTTCGATCCGTTCACTGATTTTACCGCAGAGCAACTTGCGGAGTTGCATCATCAATCCCCGGACTTCAAGCTTGTCGAGTCTTACGCGCCGCGCAGCGATTTGCAACAGGTGCCCGGGATGAATCAAAAGGTAGCTGACGCATATAGCATGCTCCGGCAGCGAGGAGACTTCGGGGCGCAACTCGATATCAAGAAAGTTCCCGGCCAGTTGTTCGACATCGCCAAAGGCTTTGGCAAGCAAGCTTGGAATTACGCGCAAGCGGTCGCGACCCCGGTCGGTGCCGCAATCGCGGATGTTGCCGGTGCTTCGCCGGAAACGGTTTCTCGAATGTTCGGTGAGGGTCAACGACAAGTCGCGGAGAACGTCGCCGGAACGGAAGCCGCGTTGCAAGGTCTGGGCAAAACTGTTGGCGCGGGCTCAGAGTGGATCAAGCGCCGTCTCAAACTTTCGAAACCTCTCGCGGAATTTACGCCAGAGGAGAAAGTTGCCGACTTGTTCGATGCGGTTCGGTCTCATAAACAGCTTCAAGAAATATCGCGCGGTCAGGGTCCGATACTTCAGACGGTTGGCTCTGAAGTTGTTAAGCAGCTTGAGGATGCCGGAACCCCTGTCCGTCCAGAGGAAGTTCAGAAGCTCGCTGCCGGTGATCCGTTCTCATGGTATTTGATGGGCAAAACTTTCTCCGGCGCGGGAGCCCTCGTTCCGGAAGCCGTCGCGTCACGCGCGGCTCAAGCCGCTCAAGCGGCGGGAAATTTCGCCGCGAAAGTTGGCGGTAAGACCGTAGAAACTGCCGCAGACGTTACCCGACTCGGGCTTGATGCCGCCGCCGTGGTTGCGCCGACTGCCGCCGCTGTTACCGGCGCGGTGAAGGGTGGAACCCACGGCCCTCTCGGCGTCGTCACTGGGGCAACCCTCGGTTACAAAGGCGGACAAGTTATTGCTAGCGGGCTCCGCAAAGGTGCGACTACGGCAGAGAAAGTCTCTCAAATCGGCGAGCAAATCTCCGGCGCTAAGCCTGTTATTTCACCCGTGGCTCAACTCGGTCGAGATGTGCTGCAATCTTCGCCTGCGGCAGTCGGGGAACTGGGAAAAGGCGTCGCGTTCGACCTTGGATTAGCCGCCGTTACCAGCGAAGAAACCCCGGAGGAACGCGCCGGGCTCGGAATCGGCACCGCCTTTGGTGCTCTCGGTGCCGGACGCCGCGTTGCCGGGCATGTGGTAAGCGGTCAGATCATCGCGCCGCGTGAATACGGCGTTAAACAAGTCACGCCGTCCTCTGGACAATTTCCGACTCTCGACGCCATGCACACCGCCGCGATTGCGGACGCCGCCCCGGGAGTTGCCGCGCGATTGAACGCAATTCGTTTGTTTACGAAAGGCGCGTCACCGAACACAGACGTTTTTCTGGCGAAGGATGCGCCCGCGATGGAATCAGCGTTGACGCAACTCGGCGTTTCGCCGGAGCAGGCTAAACAAATCTCTGCGCAAGAAGGATTTTTTACCAAATCAATCCCCGGCAAGGACGGCTCGGAGCGCCGGGTGATTCTTGCGACCAATGTTGAGTCGGCCCCGCATGAATCTTTTCATGCAATTCAAGATGTCCTCGGTGAATCAGCGAACCGAGAGATTGATAAAATGGTGCAGTCCGCTTATACACCACGCTGGGAAAATGAAGGAAATACTTATGCTCGACGACTTGTTGGTTTGTCCGGTCTGCAAAATAAAACTTGGCGAGAAGCAATCCTCGACGCTTCCGGCTGGGGCCGTGCAGAGGCCGCAGATAAGCTTGCGCGAGATGCAGAAAATCAAATCAATACTGCTACCGGAGCCGTTGCCAAACCCTCTGACGTTTCCGCAATGGCTGAAGGAGAGTGGGGACGCCTTCTCGCTGATGCTGCCAAGCGAAATCCCGGAGTCCCGGTTGATGAATTGCAAAATAATTTATGGCGCGACGTGCTCACTCCCCAAGAGGCTCACGATGTCGGAGACCGATACCTCGCCCGTGAATTAGCGGCGGAGAATTTCGATGCGGTGTTTAAACACGGACTCGGCGGAGACTCTGGTTTGATTCCGAAACTCGCCCGAGTTGTCGCTAACGTCACGTCAGCCCTAGGCGGGGAGCCGCTCTCCGGTCGAACCAGTGAAATCGGAAATGTCCCTCTTAGTTATGATGTCGTCAACGCAGTTCGCGGGATACGCCCGGTTGTTGAGCCGAAGGGCAATGTTGCAAAACCAGTTATATCGACCGGGAAGTCTGCCCAAACCGTTCCGACCACTCCTGAAGCGCAGCAACAAGCCGCAGAGGAAGCCCGAGCCATCGCCGCAGAAGCCCCGGACGTAATTCCGCCTGCGCCGACCACACCAGTTCCGCCGAAACCGGGCCAGCCTGCTCCTACCCCGCTCCCTACCGTTGCGTCACCGCGAGAACTGCTCGGCAAAATCGCCGAAGCGATTGCAACCCGCTCGGGAGTGAAGATTAATTACTCCTCGGCTCCCGGAGAGCCCGCCGCTTCGATTACCAGCACTCGACCGATTCGCCGTTCCGTCATAGAAGCCTTTCGAACCATGCCGGAAGCTGCTCGCGCATTGTGGGAGAAGAATTTTTTCCCGGAGCGCGTCATCAAAACGAAATCCGGATATCAGGTGCTAGGCTGGGCTCCGGAAGTTTTCGCGGCGAATGCGCACAAGCTCGCCGGAACTTTAATCGATGCCGGGGTTGCATCGCCCTACGAACTGAACCCGGCTGAACGTTCCTTTTCTTCGCAGGGTTGGCAGGATTTGTATAATGATGTCGCGACCTTCGTAAACAATCAGATGGGCGGACGGACTGGCGCGGGCGGAGAATTGAACGTCCCGAAATCGATTACCGCGCAAGGTTACACCGCTCCTGCTGTGACTGGTGCCCCGGAGCCGATTGATCAACGGAAAGCGGATTTCATCAACATGCTTTTCCATTTCAAACTTCCGGAGACCCCGCGCATTACCTCCGGCAAGCTGCCATTGAATATCGCCGGGCAGGAAGTCAGCACGGCAACTCAACCGGGACGGTTGGTGTCGCCCGTGACCCCGAGGGCTCCTTACAGTGGAGCATCCGCCGAGAAACTTGGTATTTCCGGACGAGAAATTTTGGAGACGAATCCTCTCCGAAATGAAATCGAGCAAGCCGCCGCGTCGAAGGGAATTGATATGCCTTCGATGATCGAAGCAATTCAGCGGCTCGACCTTGCGCATATCAAAGAAGTCTCTGGCGCACCAGAGTTGCCACAGTTTCGAGGGAACACTCTCACCCTTACCGGTGGTTTTCAACCGGCATCAGAGGCAATCACCAAAATTCGAGACGAGTCGTTTTGGAATTCAATCAAAAATTACTCTGGGAAGTTTGGCGGCGGAATTACCGGATGGGCTTTCGAAGTTGGCGCGTCTGCTAAGACTCCGCAAGACGTTCAAGCGTTCCGAGATGCGAACCGGGAGTGGGGAGAACTCGGGCGCGAAGCCATGCGAAACAAGGATTACGATTCTGCCGCGCAGTTGCTTACTAAAGCACAGGCCGCGCGTGAAGCGTTCGAGGTTGCGACCGGCCAAAAAATCGACGGCTCTGGCGGCGCTTCTGGCGCGTCCGACATGATGCGGTCGAAAGACCCGAATTACATTCCGCCAGTTTTGGAAAAACCGGAGTTGCTCGGTCAGGCGCAGCCTAAAAATCCGGAGGTTGAAAAAGTGGCGGAGGAATACCTCAAAGGTAAGTCATTCAAGCCAATGGCTCCGCGCATTGTTCCTCTCAACGCCGAAATCGCCAAGGACATCGCTGATTATTACGACCAAGCCAAGTCGGAGCCCGCAAACCCGGCGGTGTTGAACTCTTACAACGCATTATCGGCGGAAACTATCGATCAATACAAGAAAATTATCGATGCCGGATATAAAATTGAGCCGTGGACGGACAAAGGCGAGCCTTACGCCAACAGCGCGGCAATGACGGCGGATGTAAGAAACAACAAACACCTGTTTTTCAAACCGACTGGGTCCGACATCAAGGGCGAAAACCTGATGCTGCGCCCCTCGGGCATCGAGAAATTCAATATCAACGATATTTTCCGCGCAGTGCATGACTTTTTCGGTCACGCCAAGGAGGGGCACCAGTTCGGACCGCAGGGAGAGTTGAACGCGTGGAAAGAACACTCCGCGATGTATTCGCCGGAAGCTCAAGGGGCTCTCGCGGCGGAGACTCTGGCGCAAAATAGCTGGGTGAACTTCGGAAAGCATCTACGCGATGAGGCTGGAAATGTCCCGCTCAAGGGAGCCGCAGGTTTTCAACCGTTGGCGGAGCGTCCGTTCGCTGATCAGAAAAACATTGTGATTCCGCCGAACCTCATCGATCTAGCGCGTGAGCAAGTTCCGATTGAAGACGCGCGGACGACGAGACGTTTCGTGCAAACGCTCGGCCAAGCGCAGCCCGCACGAGATGTGCATGAAGACTTTTCAGAACGTTACGACCGACAAGGATCGTCCCTCCTCGATGAGTTTAAAAAATCCCCCCACGGGGAGATTTCTTGGGACAAAATTCCTGCGGCCCGCCTTAAAAAAATTTGGTTGGATTATGGGAAGACCGGGGTAGTGAGAGACGAGAAAGGTTTAGAGAAGATCGCCGACAAGATGTTGGACAACATCGCCCGGTTTTCTGTGACCACTGATCTGAGTGGGCACACGCCGAATGACCCACAAATGGTGGCCGAGGGACTAGGGCATACGCTGCCATCTGGAGGGGGTGAAGAAGGAAAACCTCCGGTGAATGAGGACTTCTACAACTGGCTCGGAGATAAGTTTTCTGATTTTGGGCTTCGTCCCTTGCAGATGGCATACGAAAAAATTTACTCCGCCAAATCGGCAGAAGAAAAACTTCAAGAAATCGATAGGGCTTTGAATATCGTCCATCAACGTTCTGACCTAGCGGGAGTGTTTGTGGAGGGAGGGTCGAAAACTCTCGATGAGATCGCCTCTCAGGGGGGTTACGCTCCTCATTCCAAACCTACTAACAATGATTACATCGGATACAAAGGGCAGTTTCAACCGAAAAAAAAAGAGGAGGAATTCAAACTGCGCCCGGCCTCGTCCGGGTTCAGCAAAGCTTGGATTCTGCCGGACGGCACTCCGGTTCAGCTTGGCGGGCAATGGCATCACGATTGGTTGAACGAAGCTACCGCCATCCGGAAGCAATACGGAATCAAAAAAGGCACCGCCGACGAGGATGACACCCGCTCGGAAGCGTTGCGCAAAGGATTTTCTCGAATCAATTACGATGCTCGCACCGGTTCTCTGACGGTGGAAGTTCGGGAGAAAGACTTGGACAACTTGCGCGGGCCGCTCACCAAGTTTATCGAAACGAATCTGCCGCAGATCGACAAGATTCAAATGTATCTGTTCGACAACAAGGTGTCTCATGTTGCCGACTCCGGGTTCGCAAACCTTTTCGACAAACCGAAGGCCGAACGCATGGCGGCGATTCCGTTCCTATTCGCTCCCGGGGATATCACCGAGGTATCCCCCCAAGCTACTAAAGGAGCCTTGAGCGAGCAAGCTGCACCGGGGGCGATGCCGGTTCGTGGTCAGTCACAACCGAAGAAATCCGACGAACTTTATTACATAACACCGGAGAAAAATCTTCCGAATATATTGAAAGAGGGAATCAAACCGGCAAAGCCGAAAGACTTCGATGATGAACATGCCGTGTATTTATTCCCGGACAGGGCACACATGGATGATGGGGTAGCTAATTGGCTGGCAGATAGGTATCCGGAAGATACCCGGCTCGTTGCGATTAAAGTTGATCCGACTGGTTTAACATTTGAACCGGCGGTTGTTGATTGGGAAGTGAAGCACAAAACTACGATACCCGTTAAAAATATTCTCGGGCATGAATCGTTAGACGATTATCCGGCACCTTTTTTTCCGAATAAAAAGGCAATGAAATTTTCTGGTCAGTCTCAACCTCCCGCAGAGCAGAAAACGTTTGAAGAATTTTCTGGAAAAGAACCGCTAGGGACGATGGCTCTTTCGAACATGACAAAGGACGAAGTCTCAAACTATTATCCTGAAGCCGTCATCGCGCGAAAGAAATTCGACCCGATTCCTTCTGAGATTGCCGACTCTCCGCTCGCCAAACAGGCCGGAGACGAGACCAAGGCAATCAGCGCCTACGCTGACAAGCTCGTTGATTTCGCGAACGAATACAAAGATGACCCGAGCTTTGCAGAGGGTGCGGACTGGTATCGAAAGTTCGTGCCTCAGTTGAAAAAGCAATTTGGAAAAGATTCCTCCGTCATGGCGGAGCTTCTCGCGGCGACGAGTCCTCGGACAGATGTCGCGTCTAACTTTGCCTACGCTCTTGACGCGCTCGAAGGCATGCGCTCCGGACGGTTCGCAAAACAGGTTGCGAAGTTCGAAGAAGGATTGCGCAAACTCGAAGGCGAGAACTGGCGTCCGTGGTATGACAAGGAACTGAAGGCCGGGAACATTCCCGCGCCGCCTGCGGAGCCGACTCCGGCAGCTTTTCTCGAACACTGGATCGCGACGTATGACCTGAAGCCCCGGCAAAGCAACGGCAAACTTTATGGAACGCACTCCAATCGAATTTTGCAGGTGCTCGCGCGACGTTGGGTCGATTTGAATACCGGTCCGAAGACGCGGACCTTCGTCAGTAATTTACTCGGAACCGGTCACGATGCAACCATCGATGTCTGGGCAGACCGAACCATGCGCCGTCTCGGGTATCAGGATTTCTCCGACCGTTGGCGAATACTCCCGCAGAACGCCGCGCCGGTTTCCGACACCGATTTTCATTTTTCCCAGAAGGCTTTTGCCGCCGCCGCCAAACGCCTCGGGATGAAACCGGACGCGTTGCAAGGTGCCCTCTGGTTTGCAGAGAAAAAGCACTGGGCAAAAAACGGCTGGGCACGACTTGACTTAGGGAGCTTTTCGAAGGAGATTACAAAAGTGCCAATGTTGCGCCGTGGTATCGAGCAACGGTCCGCCGTTAGTAAGCTGGTCCCTAAAGGCCCTGCTGCGACGACCGGCGAACTCGGTTTCAGCATTGAGCCCCGAAAGTATAAATGAAAGATAAAAATGAAATACAAAATTCTGAATTGGTCGCCTCTGCTCCTGTTGCTGTCTCTGGTGCTCTTGGCGGGGATTTTTGGGATGAAGTCGAAGCGCGTTCGCAAATTCGAGAAAACGCGCAGCCCGAAGTTTCAGCAAGACCCGGGGTCGAAAAGGAGTGACTGTTGATATATGGCCTTAATTGAACCCAAATTACCCCCCGCTTCCGCCGCAATCGCGCCAGAAGCCCTTCAGACGGAACAACCCCCTGCATCACCCGCCGAGCCTGCTCCGGCTTCACCCAGTCAAGGTGGTGGACTTTCTGATGAGCTAATACAAGTCCCGGCCATGCAAGCCTTGCTTGCCGGAGCCCCTCCGGCCTTCTCTGCCAATATCAAGCAATTTGCCGCAAATCCGGTTAGCAAGCTCATCGTCGCGAACAAGGAGCCCCTGATGAAGGCCGGGATGGGATTTTACCAGTCTCTCAGCGGAGACCTCGGGGTAGTGTTCAACCAAATGTATGTGCATCCGGAGGACATTCAGGCCGCAGATAAGGCCGGGAAGCTGCTTCAGATCGCGCCGCCGTTTGACTCCGTCAATTCTTCCGTTGCGCAGTCTGGGAAGGAGAACCCTGCTCTGAAGGTCGGGTCAATGCCCGGCGGCATGGCGATGCCGTCAATTAAGGCTCCGCCTCAATCGACAGGGGCACCCATGGCGGCACAACCAGCCCCGCAGCGGTCATCCGGACCGGGTATGGCTCCCGCTTCGAATGCCATTCAAGCTCAAGTGATGGGACTGCGAGCGAAGAATCTGACGCCGGGCTCTCCGACGAGTGGTCCGGCTCCGGGTGCCGGACGGATTCTCAACCAAATCCTACGCCCTACGGTATAAGATAGGAATCAATTTTGGCCCCGGCGGAAGTCGATACGCAATCCTCACTACATAGCAAAATTGCATTGGTTTAGGTCTACGCCTTCGAAATAACGCCGTCGGGAGGATGGAGAACCCCGCCGCCATGACGCCGATTCGCCGGAAAAAATCTCGCCGTTTCATTCTAAGTTTTTCGGACCTCACTGGGAAGTTCAATCTCGTGAGTCGCGTTAGCCCATTCCGGATTGAGAACCCAACAGACTTTTGGACCTTCACCGGGAAGATAGGTGGACACTTCGGCAACGGAATTTTCTGGGTCGAGCGCGAGAGGTATCAGCCAGTTTAAATTCGGAATGATTTCTTCCCGAGCATCGTAGAGCCATGTAAGGCGAACCTTCATTACCGGCTCATCCGTCATGGATCGCAGCAAAGACTGCCCAAAAGATTTGTAGCACCAGACAACCCAGTCTCCGCCGTCCATCTTGCAAAAGTATTTCCATTTCTCCGCCGGGATATCTGCGCCGGTTTCCTCTTTGAATTCTCGAACCATGGCATCGAGAGGAGTTTCACCCGGCTCGATGTGCCCGCCAATGCCGTTGAGTTTCCCCGCCTGCCAGCCGGGACGTTTCTTCTCGATGAGGGCCACTGTTTGTGGCTCAGAGCCTTCACTGAAAAGGAAGCCAACAACGTATTCAGTTTTCATCGATTGATTACCAAGTGCCCTTTCAAAATCTTTTTGTCCGATTTGAGATACGGCGTGTAATACCCTCGGGTAAAATACCGGTTAAACTCCACTCTACATCGGGTAACTGCACCATCGTCCGGGTTAACTTTAAATTCAAGAATCGCACCGCCTACTTCCATACGCAATCGTTTTTTTCTCGCAAAAACCGTTTGGCTTTGGAATCCGGGCATACTGATCACATGCACATTGCGTTCTTGCATGTAGTTACTCACATGGTAGTGCCCCTGAATAAGGATCGCAGGTTTCTCTCCCCCCTCCAATGCCTCAACTTGTTTCTGACCGGTATAGGATCGCGCGTAAGCGGAGCCGCCGCCGGGGTGTTGAATCTTGATGATGGTGGACGCGCCGGTTTGCTTGTTCTTCAACTCGACATCGGCCTCGACGTGCCCGATATATTCCAAATCGGTGCGGCCTTGGTCTTTGGCGAGGTATCCAATGTAGCCGCCGATGTTAAACCCGGGAGCAAGCCACGACTCGTGATCATCACCGGTGATAAAATAGGTCTTAATTCCCTTGCGTTGAGGATACTTATCCACCATATACTGTGCCTGTCCGTCAATAGTCGTTTCAAATACGCTCGCACCGTTGATACGCGCGACATACCCATCAATAGGATTCCCCGCATGAAAAACAGTAGTGATGCCTTCCTTAGCAAATAAATCATACTGATTGTGTAGCTCAGTAAGGCACTCCTCTTTGCAGCAAAGGTGAGTGTCGGAGACGAGCCCGTAGCGAATCCAGTCACCACAGTCCACATTTTTCAGCGGGAGATATCCGAATTCCGGCGGTGCGAGCTTCGCTTCTTCGGCGAGCTTCGGTATCGTGGGGTCGATTTCGCCCGGCTTGCCGAGTTGTTTCGCCTTGTTGATGACGGAGTCGTAACTCCTAGCTAGGGTTGCCGCTATCACTTTGCTGGTTGCTCCCGCCGCGCGAAGGGCGACGAGCTTTGCGGTTTCTTCGACCGTCCACGGACCTGTATTTAGTTTCATTTTTGTTGGTATTCGGACTTGTTGGGAATGGGATACCGGCATTCAAAGCCTGTTCACGTTGTGCGAGCCATTCTAACATTTTAATCGGAAGTTCTCCCTGAAAAACTTGATCGAACGCGATGATCGCTTCAGCGGGGGACGTGCCCATGCCCGCGATGGTATTCTCCGGCGAGCCAGTGACATCGCCGAGGAACGCTACCCATCCGGTGCCGTCAGAAGTTTTCTGAAGGATGGGGCGGAAACGAAAATGCGGGGACACGACTTCTTGCGCGGCGGCGGACTGATGCTTGAGCAATTCGATATTGTGATTCTGGATCAACTCCGCGCGGTGTTCCATGTCGTGCTGAAATTTCATTGAGAATCGGGCGGGGTCCGTGATGATGCTATCGAGCCGGTTGCAAACATTGATGAAGGTCGCTTCAGCGGAATCGAGCACGTTACCACTTGGGTCGGAAGCTCCGGGAATTTTCTCCATATCCCGGAGAGGATTGAGCAACACCCCCATCAGCGTCCCCGCAATCGAGAGCAGGCTATTGATCTGAGTCGATGTGGTAGCGTCAGGGTGCGGTAAATTTTGGCTCAGGGCTAATTGATCTTTAGGACTCATACATGCTTAAGATGTTTCTTGGCCCAATGCCAGAGCCAAATTGCGTCAATTGCATCATCCGAGAGGGTAACCGATTTCCATCGCGGATACAACAAGTAAAGTGACGCCGCCATCATTTCTTTGGTAGCGCCGCCATGCCCGGTAGCAAATTTTTTCAAGGTGCCGGTAGGAACACATTCGATTATAACACCGCTCCGCGCACCAAAAGCGCACCACACCGCCGCCCGAAAGCTCGACCAAAGCTGAACCTGATAGGTTGAGGAAGCAAACTGCACGTCTTCAAAAATCACTATATCAGCTTTACACTCATTCAGTTGAGAATAAAGGCTCATTACGCGCGGATCACATCTTCGAGTCATTCTCGTCTTACCGTATTCAGTAATCATTTTACGAGATGCGAGTTTCCACGTTCCGGCATACTCCGGTTTTGAATCCATGTCTATCCCCATGGCGTAACCAGTATCGGTGCCTAAATCAAGTGCGAGGATTTTCTTCATTCGAGTTTCTTGCTGCGCATCAGTTCGTTTCGGATTTTGCGCAGCGCCTTTGAATGAGTGCTCTGAGCCGCCGAGCGGGTTGTCGCCGTCAGGTCTCCGATTTGCTGAAAGTTTAGGTGCCCCCGGTAAACTAAATCGATGACCATTTGTTCTTGCTCGGTAAGTTTTTTCTTGATGATGTCTTCGACGATCTTCAGGCGTTCTCGAAAATCTATACTTCTGAAATCAGCTTCCTCATGGGGCTCAATTACGTGTTCGAAAGCTGGTTTGAAATTCCAATCCTCATACTCGTTTAGCTCAAGTTCAGGGTCCGTAAGTCCACCGCCCGGAAGAAACACTGCCGCCCAACCATTGTGCAAATATTTTGTGGTTTCTTCCTCATGCAAGCTCGAATGTTTTACAACATCAATCGTTTTCCAATAGTCACTTATCTCACCACGGATGGCAATTTTTGAGAACGCCATGAAACGCAGCGTGCCGGGCCGGAAACGTTTTGCAGACCGGCGAAGCGCGAGATAGCACAGACTGAACAACTCGTCGTCAGCGATTTTGTTCCGGCACACGCGTTTCGAATAGAGAAAAGCGTCTCGCATGGTGTGCAGCACGAGCGAGTTTATGTCGTCATCGTTCTTGTCGTGCTGGATTTTGCGGGCGAGATCGAATTCCTGATCGCGCGTGAAAACATCGGGAGGCAGTGATTCAAGTAGCTTCATTGGGGACGGTAAAAATTGAAACGGTTTGAGGCTCCGGCGCGGAGACCTGCGGGGGTGCCGCAACTTGGGTTGTCCGGCTGAATTTCCAGACGCGGGTATTGATTGGCCCGGTCTCAGCCGTGCATTGCATCAAACCTTCTTTCTGAATCTGTTCGAGATAGCGGGAGACCTGCTCTAGTTTGATCGAATGAAGGACGTATTCATTCAAGGGATTCGTCGCGAGCATCTTGATGAGCTTTGATACCGAGCCGCGCCATTCTGTTAGGTCCGGCTGACCGTCGAACAACTCTTGCAGCGATTCGATCAACAATTCTTTGAAGGGTGCGCTTGGGTTGCTCTGCTGAGATTGCTCAAGCAACGTTTGCTCTTGAAAGGACGCGAATCCGTAACGTGAGTCCCGCTCAATTTCCTCCGGCGCTATCCAATCGATGAGCCAGCGTAGGAAGTAGGGTAGCTCCGCCTGAATGAGTTGTTTCGTTTCCGCGCGGCTCGGGAATTTGAACCGGGACGCCGCCGCGCATTTGAATAAGCACGTCTTGTCGAGGGAGGAATTGTCCATCGGTCCGACGATTCGACTGCTAACAAAGTCTAAGTTAGTCGTGCAGCCGATTCGCCCCATCCATTCGGTCATCCCGGAGACCTGAAATTTTTCGTTCGCCAAGTGCTGCTGATTCGCCGCCGTCTTCTTGAACATCGCATGGAGCTTGGCGTTTGCAGTCGGGGAGTTTGACGGCGTATCATCATCAAGACACCAATGGGGGACGTGCATCAAGTGCGAATTGAACACCGAGCCCTCGACAAGGTAATCAGACGCATCGATGAACCCGCCAACCGCGACGCCGATTATTTGCCGGTTGATGAGAGTCTTTCCAATGCCGACACCGCCCATCAAGAACATATTTTGTCCGGGCATCGGGTTCTGAAACCACGAGGAGCAATAGTAGTATTGAAACCACGCTAGGAAGTGCGGAAGTTGTGACGCCGGGTCGAACAGTGCGTCAAGCAACTTCGAAAGGAACGGGAATTTTCCTTGCTCTCCCCACTCTTGAGCCCCCTCCGCAGGTGCCGTGGGCTTGTGGATGTAAGTATTGAGCATCCGCTCACCGAGAAAGTCGAGGGGTCCAGACGCGCGGAACACAAATGGGACTGCGGCCTTGATACGGTTGTGATTGAAAATGTGGCTCAGTGCTTTGTCGAGCGGAGATACGCCGGACTTGTCCGCTTTATTACTCAGCGCACAATCGACCTTCAGGTAATTGGTAATTTCTTTTTCACCTAGCGACGCATACATTCCCCGAATCTTTCGCCAAACCCTTTTGGAATCCCACCAGACATCCATGGTTGCCTTAGTGATGCTGCTCTCAGAGAATTGCTTTACGAAATCGTTACCGAGGATATCCGCCCACGTCGAAAATGGTTTGGCGGCATGCGCAGAAAAAGAAAACATGCCGGTCGGTTTGACGATTGCAGAGAGGGGCGATGTGCTTTCCGGAATCCAGAAGCTTGGGCCTTGCGACTCGACCGCGAATTCACCCGGCCAGTTCATGTTCGGGTATTTTTCCTTCAACGCTTTTTCAACGATGTCGAGCGGGATATCGGTTTCGTTCGCAGGCCGGAAACGAAACTTGCGCCCGCAGTCCACGAAGAACGCTTGCAACGCGGGCTCGGAAATTTGCGGAAGATTCGTCGCTTTCCAAACGCAACCATTGCAAAGCAGACGGCTTGGGGCTTGGAATGCGGGGGCATCAAATGCCGGTAACATATCGAGTTGCAACCATTTAATCGCGGCTTCGAGAACGAAGGCGCAAAAAGCGTATTCATCAACGAGCAGGGGGCGGGGGAGTATCCAGACGAGTCGAACATTGCCGCCGAGGGAACGTTCGACCCACTGTGGGGGATACGGCATCGCGGCGATAGCCTCAGAGACTCTGGCGTCCGGGATATTAACATCGTAGTCAGCGGCAAAGGCATGGATTTTATGAGGACTGTTCTCCTTGCCCGGGCGCATATTCGCATTAATCGCTTCGATCCCGCTATAAAAAGAATGATTAGTTGCAGGATTGGCATACCACGCCTGTCGATCTTCTTTACTTCCCCGAATTTGTGCAGTTATTTTTTCTGTGGGAATGAATTCCCACGGAATACTGGGTATGACGGACTGTTCTGTAAGATTTTTTGCAGCAAAGAATATCATGGAAAATTTAGCTGTAAAGAACATCTTAACCCGAGAGTTTTGGCGGCTAAATCATAAGCTTTCGCGGCCATCTTTTCAGATAAAAAATTACCGAGATTTTTGTCTTTCCGATTTAGGCATATATGCGAAGCCCATTTTTGGCGGTCCGAATTCCAACTAACACCCCGATATTTGGATGTCGCAAAACGTTTTTTGCTGCAATGACCGTGCGCGTTTTCTAGATGTGTTGCGGGCAACAAATTTTTACGACGATTATCTAATCCATCCCCATTTTTATGATTCACTCGCGAGAACCCCGAAATAAAATGATGTAAATATTGCCCCGAAGATCGCTTTGTGCGGGGGTCCCATATGGCGCGTTTTGCGTAGCTGGTATGTGTGCGTAAGGATACCGACCAATTATACTCCATCGTCCGTAAATAATCAATACTATCCACAATCGCGAATTTTCCTTGAGTGAGCGGGATTCGTTTCATTTATTTACAATAAAAAGACACAACTTTAGCTTCGGCGGCAATTGGGCATCCCTCAAGCCAGCCCGGGCATACTGACATTATTTTTTCCACATCCGTCGCCGTAACAGAGGGATCGACTTCAAGAATCGCCTCATCATGCGCCGTGAAAAGGACCGTATCAGGACCAAAGGCATCCTCTAGAGCGACGAGATGGTGCCCGAATACGTCCCGCGCGGTAGCTTGGACGAGGTTCTCACATAAAATCCCACCGTAATAGGGCTTACGTCTGCCATCTGATTCTGCTGTAAAAATCGTTCGCTTTACCGGCTTTCCATTTTCATCCGGCTCGATTCGAATACTCGCCCGAACCCCCCGATATGTCATGCAGCGTCCGCTTGGCATCTTCATTACAAAGTCAGAAGCAATCGAGCGTTTAAACGATTGGTCGAGATCGCTCCAAAGTTTAGTCAACAGCGGGCTTTTTTCCCGAAACTCTTTCACAATTTCTTTACTACGCTTGCCGTAACCGGAAACCTTTTTCACTTCTCCGGTCACGGGGTCCAGAGATTCAATCCATTCCGGGTCGTCTTTTGTTATATCGATTCCGCCTGCCGCCGCGATTGTGATAAATTTTTTCCACGCGGCCTGATAACCTAGGCCGAGAACCATGATCTTAATCAATTTGTAGTAGTCACTGTCCTTGTCCATTCTCCCGGTCGCGGCGTATCCCATGTTAGCCCGGGCAAATGCTTCATACACTGATAACCCCCCTCGTATCATGTCGAGTAATTTTTGATTACCCGTAATCCACGCAAGAACCCGAGGTTCAATCTGTGACAGGTCCGAAGTGATCATTTTTTTCCCGGGACGAGGCACCAGCAGAGAACGAAAATCAAGAGAGTATTTTACCCATTCCGAAAGCTCGCCCGTTTTCTTTTTTGCACTCAACGCGGAATCGATTCGGGCTTCATTAGTTTCCATTAACCCTAGTTCATTCACTAGTAGAGGTTTCTTACGCGGATTTTGAAGGTTGATTTTTTCCGCTCCCGACCATCGGCCCGTATGCGCACCAAAAAATTTTAATCCGAAAGGCATCGTGCCGTCGTCTCGCAACCGTTCTTTCATCAACATGAAAGTTTTATATAACTTGTTCACACTGCGCCAAGATGATAGCGCGGAAATCCATTTGTGCGTCTTGCCGTAAGTTGTTTCCCACTCCTCAAATGCTTCCTCCCCCTCGTTCGCCTTCACCGGGGGCGAGGGAATACCGACGCGGCGGCACATTTCCGCAATACACTTCGTCGAAGTCGGCTTAGTGTTGAATTCATCCCACGATTCATCCTCCGCACCGGCCAGCCACGGCAGAACTTTTTCTGTATTGAGTTTTACCTCATGCGCTTGCACGATGTAATCATTCAGTAACGCGGTGTTGATTTGAATTCCGCGCATGCCTTGCGCAATCGTTTGATTGCTCAATCGTCGTTCGATCTCCGGCCATTTCGCGGAGTGATCGTTCCAAAGACGCCAGCACCAATAAGCATCGGAGCCGCCATATTTCAGCATGTCGGAACGTTCTTTCTCCGAGAAATCCTGCGGCCAACGTTTTCCGTCCGCATTGGCGCGAACGGATTTATCAAGTTTGATTTTGTAGAGAAATTCCACCGCGTCCGAGAGTGCTCGCCGATTGCAAAGATACGCGGTCATGTTCGCCGTGCATTCCCAACTTGAATACTTAATCGGAGGAGCTAATTTTCTTTTCACTAACTCGTTGAAAACGGTATGGTCGAAGTAGCTGTTATGACTGAGAAGCCTCTGTCCTTCGAGAGCCGACCAATTAAAATCCCTCGGATGCCCGACCCATGATTGAGACCCATCACAAACGGCAAGCAAGTATGCGTCGAACATTTCATGGGCACAATATTGCTCCGCAATCATCTGCCGCAAACCAAACTTAAGTTTGGAACTGTAAAAGGTCTCGAAATCCACGGCCACATTATTCATAGGCTGCGGCGAAGTTCGTCGATGCGGTTCTCTTGATCTTCGATAGTGCCCTGTAGTCTAGTAATTTCATCCGCCTTGGCTTGCATTTCCAAGCCGTGCTTGATGACGAGATCGCAGAGCGGGCACGTTAATTCCCAGTGCAAAATTTCTGGATGTCCTGCGTTGCAATATTCTTTACTCATAAGAAATTTGGCCGGTATTATATATAATACCGGCCAGAATTATTTTCTACGGGCGGTATCTCATCGCGTTCGGCTGAGCGTGCAGCCGACCGTGGGTTGCCGTTGAACCTTGTTTTGGATCATCCGGCAAATCATTTGATTGAAAATCGTTTCCAGATTCTCCAGAAACGCGCCCTTGACGAAGTTGACTTCGTCCGGAGTTGGGTCGGTCGGGCTTGCGGCCTGACCCTGCCCGAGTGCCGGATGCAGAGTGTTCGCGCTCTTGTTGCGCAACTCCCGCAAGACGTTCTCGATGTCAGCATAAAGCTCGTCGAGAAAATCCTGACCGGTGCGGGTAAATTTTCCGGCGCGATAAGTCTTCGAGCATCGCAGCGCGAAGTCCTTCGAGGCCGACTCGTTTATCATGCTGGAGACGTTCACGATTCCACCCCCATTTCGCCATGCTCCGGACAGTGGGGTGCGCCGACATCGTCAATCCACTTCTGGGTAGTGCGGCAGACGTATCCGCATTCCGCGTCCTGACACTGGCACTTAATGAGCCGGGAACCGGGCTTCGCTTTATTCCGAGACGGACCCCGGAAGCTTTCGAAAATGTCGCGGTCGAATTTGATCTCCTTCAAAAAGTCTTCGCCGGGCTTCGCCAAGTCCGTGTAACCATAGCCGACAGAACTGTCCCGGGGCTTCACTTCGAGCCCGAGCTTCTCCGCCATGATCTTGAATTTCTTGTTATGCATCCGGCCATTGGAACAGTCCTTTATGCCGAGCACATTGTTTTCCGCGTGGGCCAGTTCGTGCAACAGGGTCTCGCCCATGTTGTGCTCTTTCAGATACTCCGCGCAGAGATTGATTTCATGCACGGTTGCCTTCTTGTCTTTCGTCCGCCAATACTCCGGACCGAACCAGCCGAGGGCATTCTTTCGCCCGGTGCTCTGAATCGTCAAACAGATTTGTTCGGGCTTAACCGTGAGCCCGAAATGTTTGATCGCTTGTGAGATGACTCGCTCCGATTCGGTTATCACCGGCACGAGGGATGAACTATTTTTCATACTTTTTGCATTCTAATGATTTGGCGTTTTGCCGCATCTTCAGAACCAATATAACACAGATTGTTTAAACGTCAAGTGGGGCGGTTGTCCGCCCCACTGACGATGAATTACTCAGCCACTTCGTCAGCGGGCACCGAGGCCGGAGCCACAGACCCAGTAAGCAGGGCTCGAACAAAGTCGAGGAACGCTTCCGTATTCTTGGCCCTCGGAACACAGACCGGAATCCACGTCGAGTTGCCGCTTTTATACGGCTTCAGGATGGTGGAAGCGGAGAAGTTCATCGTAGGGTATCCCTTCTGAAGGCAACCGATTCTCCGTTCCGTGAAGAACACGCCTTTGGCCAGCGAAGTATATGACGTGCCCTTCAGCGCCCAAAGAGCCAGCGCGTATTTCTTTCCGTCCACGGCGAAACCGAAAACGGTGTCATCGTCCGCCGCAGTTGCCGGGCGTTCGATGAGCACCACCGCGTCCGCCAATGGCTCGAACCGTTTCATGCCAGCCGCTTTCTTCAGTTGGTATTCCTTGTAGTCAAGGGTGCCGCCGTAGGCTCTGACTTCTGCCTCGGTGTTGACGATGAGGTTGCTGACGCCGGGAGCATAAACGTCCGGCTTCTCAACGTAGCGCGTGGGCCGGAAGCCCAGCACGGTGATAAACGCCGGGGCTGACGCCGCGCGGCGAACGTTGCCGGTAGCCATGTCGATATCCGGCGGGGTGAACAGAACAGTCGTCCGGCGAAAAACAATCGAGCCTGGGTGGAACTGATCTTTGAGGTTGCCGGTATCATATACGAGATTGACCCGAGGCAAGATTATGTCCTCAAATCCCGGGAGGGTATCGCCAAGAACAAATCCGGAGCCTTTCGCAGGCACACCCGGAGAGGGCGGAACGACTGCCGGAAGGTTGGAGGTTTGTGCGGGCTTAGCCGCGTCAACCGCCGCATTCTCTGCGGGGGTCTGGACTGGTGTAACAGGCTGTGCGCCTTTGCCGAAGGATGTATTGAATTTGACTTCCATACTTTTATTTTTATGTTTTTATTTTGTTTTTGGTTTTTTTACGCCCGATTCGACGTAAAATTTCCACGGACAAATTTACGGAAAGCATACTTCGCTATAATGTCATAACGATTCGCTGCTTCCATCCGTGATGAAAAATGACCCAAGAAAAACTGTCTTCCGAAAACTTGAATGTCGGCCCTCCATTTTCCGGAGACCGAATTCCATGATACCCCCTTAAAACCGCTCGTGTTATCGCGCCTTCGGGCTGTATTCATTAGATTTTGTGACGGTGAGGCGATTCTTAAATTTTTTCTCGTGTTGTCAAGGCTATCTAAATTTTTATGATCAACCTGTATTTTCGGATTGAGAATTTTCAAAATCTGACGATGCATTAGGATGGTTTTCTTTTTACCGGCGATTCTCACGTCCCGGGCCGCGTAATACCGAGACCCGCCCCAAAGAGAATACCATTTCTTTTTAATCAAAAAGGGGAAGTCCCGTTTATTCACTTTCGCATATAGCCCTCTAGTTAGCGGGATTTTTGTCATTCAGAAATTGGAACAGCCTTGAGAAAAGAATACGGCGCTCCCCTTTTAACCGCTTCAGCGGTGCTCAATTCCTCTTGAAATTGTTCGACCGTGGTTTTCTTCTGCCCGCGCGGGGCTTTGTCTGAGATCGCTTTTTCAACGGCTCCGAACAGCACATCAAGGGTGCTATTATATTCGTCTTCCGTAAGATAGGCGAGAGCGATGTTTTTAAACTTGTCCTTATCAACTAATTCCCGACGCGATTGAGAAACTATTTTGTATCCGGCGGGCAACTCCGCGTCGTTGCGCAAAATTCTATCAGTCGTTTGCGAACGAAAAGAATCCGCCCAGACTTTCACCACTTGCGCAAGTCGAAGTCCGAGCAGAGTTTGTCCCGGGGCCATCACTTCGCAGGGGGTAATACTTTCCGGAATCTCGACCGGATGAAACTTTGCCCCGACTTTGCATACCATGGCACATACCTTCGGACAACGCCCAAGATTAGCGCAGAACAAACATACGGGAACCATCGGGTTTGCGGCGGCGAAATCATCCGCGAGTTTCGCTGCCCGGGCTCTGGCGACGACAGTTTGCACCCGAAGATACAACGCAGGAATTTGATCTCGGGTAAAGGTTGCATCCGAGTTGAGCGGAATCGCTGGTTGACGAAAGAAAAATCGTATAGACTTCAATCGAGGGAATTTTCGAAAGGCCCCGAGGACGTAGGCGATACATTGCAAATTATTTTCCGCCGGTTCGACACCCCAGATTCCGAATTTGTAGTCCACCATCTCCGCGTATTCCTCGGTATGATCAATGAGCAGATTATCGACGAAGCCCGCCGTTGTCGAGTCGGTGTCTTCGAATTTACATTCATCCACCGCAAGTTCTATTTCCTTAAACTCTTGCGGAGACCGAGGATTCCCCCCCGTCTCGGAAGCCTTTTCCCATGCGATTTCCATCAGCCGTTTTCGACCATCGATGAAATCCGCGCACTCTGCGGCAGCAGTGTAATCATCGTCCGATAACGCATGGCTGTCTTCTCTCGTTTCTACAACGCCATGGGCGATTGTCCCCGCTATCGCGCGGATGTGAGCGGTGTTACGCGATTCGTAGCACGCGCAGGCTTCTCGATTTTGCAGCGTGCTAGGACTGAAAGGATGGTGCTTGCGTTCGATGGGCCATGTTTCCGGGGGGCGGGTTGCTTCACTCATTAGTAATTGGATGGATCATCCGGGGGTAGGGGTGGCATCAATACGATGACAAGTGTAATGCACAAAACAAAAAAGGCGTAACTCATGCGATTAGTATCACATCGACCCGGTTGCCATACCCCGGGTCCGGCGTAATTTCTTGCCCGAAGTCTTCGCTATACCGTCCATCACCTTCATGCATGGCGGTAGTAATTTCCGCCTTCAACGGACGATAAGAATGATCCGGCCCGGAGCAGACAACGATAGAATTCGGCGGAGCCTTCTGAAGCAGGGCGATTAAATCTTTGGCCTTCAGAGTTTTCATACGGAAAATTTCGCGTTGCTACACAGTTCCTTCATTAGCGTGTCCAGTTTGGCCAGCGCGAGCAACTCGGTCCGGCGGACGTATTGATGTGAGACGCCGAGCTTGGCCGCGACTTCCTCGCAGGACCGAATCGGCACGAGTTGATCCGCAATCTCGCGGCCACGTTTGAGTCGGGCCTTGAACGAGGGAGAGGAGTGCGTTACGTTTGAATGAGTCATCGGGCACCCCCAGTCAGCGCGGACGCCGCCGCACATTTGGCCGTATGGGTTCCTCGATACCAGACCCGCTCAATGGTAGAGAGCAAGGGTCGATCTTTGTCGGCGAGTCTTTTCGAAACCGTTCGCGGAAGCTCAAGCTCGCGAGAGTCTGCAAGCGATTTCTGTTTTGATATTGCACGTCCATTCATATTTTCAATTTTTAGATTATTCGATTTTTGGTTTTTACACAACTAAAGTTTTCAGAAATCTCCAAGCCCGAAATCAAAGGTGCCCTCAATGTCGAAGCAAGGAGCGAATCGCGGATCACCTTTGGAAAGGCTCAGCGTCCCATTACTTGTTTGCGCATAGCGTCCCGAGCGGGTGCCCCTGTCGGACGCCAGTCCGAGTGCTCGACTGCGTTGAGCAGTCTTTTTTGGGCTTGTGCTTTTGCGGGAGTTGTCGATTTGCTTTTGGTTCCGCCGGGCGTGGATACCCGGACCTTTCCGCCTTTGAGTTTTCGCAGAGTTACTGGCATCAAACATAACAGTCACCTTTCCATTCTCCGGTGTCAATTTCATACTTCATCACCTTTCCCCGCCACGAAAAAGTAGCTCCACGGGAATAAAATTTCAGATCGCGACCCTGTCCCATCGTTCCGGATAATATCGGCCCCAATACCAGTCGGCTATGGTGTCGAGCGTGCCGTAACAGTGCCCGCGATGGACCTGACCGTAAGCTTTGATCCCGAAGATTTCGCCGGTCGCGTTGTCCACCATGAATTTCCCGGAAGTTCCCCGGTCAACTTTGGTGAATTTCCGCCCCGGGCGGATGTGAGATTTGGTGTTGATTTGATTCGCTTCGCAGTTCACGTCCGAGAGGACGAGTTGCGCGAGCCCATGGCGTTCGACGAGATCGGCGAAGGCTTGAAGTTTTTCTTTCATATTGGTAAGATAGCAGAACGGCGTCGGTTGTCAAATCGATTTTACGGAATCGTTCATTTCTTGCGCATAATCCGCGATGTTGGCGGCGTCCCATCCCGCGAGCCATGCCATCATGTTCCGCTCGTTACGAGGAAAAACCTCCGGCATGTGCGCAATCGTCACGCGGGGCAGGCCAGCGCCCCATGCGGCGGCACCGGCTTGAGTCGCCCGGACCATTACGCGGTTCCCGGCGAGCATCGAGACGAATCGAATACCGGCTTCCGAAAGCTGCACTAGCGCGGTATCAGAGCACCCGTCAAGCAGGGTGGAAAGCTCCTCATGTTTCGAGACGGGAAAAGTGGTAAACTGCGAGAAGGCTTCGCGCAGCGCGTTCGTTTGCGCTTTCGAGAAGGTCGCCTCTTTGGTCATCGGTAGTAATTTCATAAGGAGAAGATAACGTATCGGCGGTTAGTTGTCAAGCCCGGACAGCGGATTCCACCATTTCCTGCGCTATTCGGCATTTGAAACTGTGTCCAAGAAACCGGGTTTTGTCACCAATGCCGATATGCGCCCGCCATGCGTTAACATCACCGCCCGTGTTATCCGGGCGGTAAATAAAGCCGACTTCGACCCCATTCAGGCGCATCACGCGCAGATTGGGCAGACTCCGGCTGACGACTTTGTCCCAAAAAATAGTAATCATAAAATCAAAGCGCGATGAGGTAGTCCGGCCAGTTCTTCATGAGTGGACTGGCAATGATTGGGTGCCCATAGTGGTTTTTGCGAATTTTACCCGTAGATGTAAAGTTCGCTTTGGATTTCATGCACGGCGACAATTGTTGCTCGCGAGATTTGATAACCTCTCACAGCACATAACACATTTCGGAAATTTCACTTTAATTGTTTTCATAATTTTCATGCCCTCAAATTAGCATGGCGCTCAAACGTTGTCAAGGGGCAAAGTGAAGATTTTCCGGGCTGAGATCGGCGTCCGTAAGTGCGTCCAGATTGTCCAGTTTTGGCTTAAGCGCCGTGTAAATTTGGCTTTCCACGGTCTTAGCGGCGAAAATAACCCTATAAAATGAGCGGGATTTGCCACCGTGACGCGGCAACCGCCCGAATACCTGCCGCATAGTGGTCGCGGAGAACCCGGGAAACACAAGCCCAACCCGGGGGTGCTCGCCGTCCCTATCATCGAGCGAAACGGAGACCCCGCCCGCCTCGGAATTCAGAATGATATTGGGCTCCGAATTAGTCTGAAAATTCTCAATATTGACAACGCGGTTTTTCACCCCGTTTGCCGAACCGTCCACGATACAAGTAGTGTTTAAACGCTTGGAAAGCTCAGCAATTGTTTGAGCGAAATTGACGAAGACCGCGACTGAAAACCCTTTGGCGTTTAAATCCGCAACCAATTCTTCGACCACTGGCACCTTCAGCAATTCGATTTCCTGCCGAGCCCGGAGGATTTTAGTTAGCGGATGCTCCGGAGATTTGTCGGAGAGTGACGCGGATCGCAGTTGCGCAATCGATTGCGCCATTGATTTGTAAAGCTCGTCGATTCGCCCGCCCTTGTGCAAATCATAAAGCTCTGCGGAGATATCGCAACCGGGAAAATCCGGGATGTCTATTTTACGAACCCGGATGCCGCGTTCTGGAATGATGGAGGCACGGATTGCGGCCATGACTTCTGCTTGCTTGGCTCGCGATACTGCCCATTTGAATCCACAGCCGGGAATCCGGCGCACACCGTAACGTCCCATCCATGAGTAGAAATCCCCGAGCTTATGAAGGTCGAGTGCGTAGCCGAGTGCCCGAAGATGCAAAGGTGAAGAAGCCGGAGTTGCTGATAATCCAAGGATTTTAAGATTTCCTCTTTTAGCTGCGATAAGTAAATCTGCGTTCTGCGAGTTGAGTCCGTTGCTGCGATGGACTTCATCGAAGATGACGAATCGAACCCCGGGATGGAAGTTGAACTTCCCGAGCCGGGCGGGTTTTTTTCTCGTTTCGAAACCATGGATTCCCCCGGGATGGCAGTAACACGGAGGGATAACTTCTCCATCGCTAAATTTACGTTGGCAATTGACGCATTGAAAATACATCTCGCGCGGTTTGGGTGTGCAATCCCAATGACCGAATTGAGAACGTCCAGTCCGAAGGGACTCGTAATTGATAACGGACAATGTATCGCCAAAAGCTGACGCGGCTCGATGCCAAGCTGAAATGGAAATAAGGGGGCAGACAACGAGGGTCGGAATTCGTAATTGGGATGCGACCCACGCCGCGATATAGGTCTTTCCGATACCACAGTCGGACATATCAAGCGCAGAATTAGTGGCCCTGAGAATCTCCAATAGTTTTTTCGCCGGAATTTCTTGGTGCGGTCTAAGAGGCATGGATTCACGGGAAATTTAAACCAGAGTCGTCCTAGGGTAATCACCCTACAGGAACCCATATCGGACCAATCAATCGAGGAGAGTAACCGATCATCGACGGCGAGTATTTTTGATGTGAGAGCCCGCGCAGCAAAGGCACGCCAGCAAAATCGAAAGCAGCAGCGACAAGATCAGAGCAGAACCATTTTTTCTGCTCCAACGGATTCAATATCGACTTTCCATCGCGCGGCAGAAACCGCAAGCACCCAACGAAGTCATACGGTTTCCCGCATTGACTCCCCAAAAAGGCTTGCGCGAGATATTCCTGATGCGGCGTCATCGAAACGTAGAATGCATCTACCCCGCGCCAGTCGGTTTGTTTTTTGCGATGCACTCCGTAACGCGGCCAAGCTTCGATGACGGATTCATCTTCGAGTTGCACCGCGACGTGAGCATATTTTCCCCACGTTTGCCAACGGATGAGAGTTGAAATCAGACCGTATCCTCGGAATAAAAGAATTTTCATTATTTTAGGTTCCTTGTGGCCAAGGACAAAGCGTGGGCTCCGTCAACAAATCCGGATAGCGACTCAACGCAGTCTCGCGCACATTGATGTTAAACATCATAGCCGCCGCGTGGTCTTCATCCACAAGCCCGGCCATATAATCCTTCTGGTGCCGCATGAGCGACCGGCCCGCCCGTTCGTAAGCGGTCCGCGCAGAATCCCGAGTCTCAAAAAATTTCAACCAATTTCGAGCCGCGTATTTTTTTGCGCCCTTCGTAAGATGCGCGGCCCATCGTTCATACATCACGCCATCGAGAATGAGGGTGTAATCGAGTTTGCCGTCTTCAGTATCGCGAACGCCCGCCCCAATGCTCGCGCGTTCTCCGGAATCTTTTATCACAAATTTGATATCGTTCATTCTGGTAAAAAGTTACTCGCCAATACCCATCTTGAGGTATTCAACAGGAATCCCCATCGACAGGGCGATTTTGATTTCGGCTTGCACACCCACGGATTCTAACCAACCGTCCGCCATGAGCACAACAAGTTTCTCGGAGAGCCGAAGGTATTCGATATCGACTTTCTTCCAGAATTCCCAATCGCCGCGCATGCCAATTTCGTGCAGCGGGTGCGAGTGCGTGATGGGTGAGAAAACATTGAGCCCTTCGGACTCCATCAAATACTTCGTTGCCTTGGTCGCGGCGAGGAATCGCGCCTTCCGCACTGAAGCTTTTTTGTGCGAGTAGGGGCAGGCGAGATATGTAAGCGGATGATAGGCGGCACGCTCGTAGCAAAGACTGCGCATCGCCATCTCGCTATTAATCACTGGAGACGACGCAAGTCGATGGGCCAATTTTTTCTCAATTGTGTTCATCGCACCACGGGGATTTCGCCTTCGGATTCGCCGCCGATTTTCTCGCCGGGCTTGCGCAGTCCTTCGCCGGGCCAATATGGATTCTGCCCGCCGACCGGGCTCTCCGAAGCAGCCTCGTCCTTCTTCAGGTCGCGGCCTTCGTCACCTTCGAGGATTTTGATTGCATCGTCACTCATATTATTTCAGTTTCTTTGGATCGAATTTATCGATTTTGATTTCGGCCTTGCACACTTGCATTTTTCCGTTGAGAAAATACTTGTTCCAAACGTCGCCGGTTTCTTCACCCTCACCATGGAGGGTGAATAGCACACCCGGAATTTCTTTGGAGAAACTTTTCATATCATCTTCGTGCTCATACCACTTGCACGGATCACATTGGCTACCATCCGGAAGGACGCCAAAATTATCCTCCCTCGCGGTGATCAAATCGCTTACGAGCTTGTTGAGCGAGATAACTCCTACTGGTGTTCCACAATCCGGGCAAAATTTTGCAGTGCCCCGAGGAGGATTGTGTTTGCAATTCGGAACATCGACGCGCCCCGGTTGTGCCTGCCATGTCAACTTATATACAGTGTAATATCCCATATTATTCCATGGATACAGTCTCACAGGCAGCGGCACGTTGCGTCGCACTCGCGGTAACGAAATCGCTGATGCTCCAGAGACGGTTACTGACTGGGGCAGTGCTGTCCTTCCAAATGCACCGGAGCTTCGGTCCGTTCTTCTGAACGGAGACCACCTTCGTCACATCGTTGTCGAGGGACCCGCTCAGTGGATCAACGGTGCCGCCGATACCGGGGCGAGCCGTTGAATGCCAGTGCGTAAACCCTTGCGCCCGGATATATTCAAACTCGTGCTTGTTAGTGACGCCGGTAATGACGATGATTCCGCCGGGCGCGAGATCAGGAATTGCCGCGTTGGCCGCGCTAACACAAGCATCAATCCAGAAACCTTCGTTGCTGCCGAATTTGTGCCAGTTGACGCCGGGAGGGAGCGCATTCGGCAGAGTCGCGAGAGACTTAATCATCTGAATGAAAATCGCTCGTGCCGGAGTGATGGGAAAAGCCGCAGTGATTTCGCCGGAGCCCCAAGCCTTGATGGTAGCGATGAACGAATCCGCGCCGGGGTTTGCTTTCACATCGGGAGTCGATGGGAACGCCGAATCTCCAAAAAATCGTTTCGACAATTCGTAGGCCGGTTGAGTCACATTGAAATTGATCGCGCCGATTGCGGTGATAATATCAACCAGCCCTCGACCGGTCAGTAGCAGCTTGGTCCCAATCCTCGCCACAGTCGGCGAACTTGTAGGTGCCGCCGGAACAGGTTCCGGGCGAGGACTGGAAGATTGAGCCGAAGGGAAAGGACTGGCGACGGCAGCGGGCGCGGGGGAAGCACCTAGCTGCTCGCCGCCAGTTGGAGGCAAAGTTGTGAGTGTCTCGCCATTCTTTCCGGCGGGTCCGTCATACCTCTCCTCTTTCGGCATCTCCGCGCCGGTGATGAGAGGGTTGTTCAACATGCCGGTGAGTGCGCGAAGTGTCGCGCTATCATTGCTCAGTGCGGACTTGTCGAGCGGACGGACGGGTTTCGAATTCAGGCCGAGGTCTTCTTTGTTCATAAAGTTGCGAGTGCGGGTGTAGGTTGCTTCGTTTTTCCAGTGAGGAATTTTCCAATGCGGCGAAAGATCGAGTCCCGGGCCTTTGGCTTCAATTCGGCGACGGTCTCCGGCACGAAAGCTTTGCGCGGCTCCGGGCAGGTGAAAGGAATGTTTCGCTTTTGAAGTTCTGCTTCGATTGCGGCCCGGGCGATGTCGAGATTTATTCCGCGCGTAATCAGCATTTGCTGAACCCCTTTCGACCGCGCATCCGTCAGATGCTCAATCCTGCGGAACACTCGCAGCGTCCCGGCGCGGCGATAGATAGACCGGCGCAACCATCGCCCTAGCTGGGCCAGTTCAGCAGTCTTCATACGTGCTGCTAGTTTGGTTGCGCCGGGTTTGCGTGGCACCACAGATACGTAATGGGTCTCGCGGGCCGACTGAAAAGTTTTTCGTTCTCGGTTCGTCATCCGGCCAAGTCCGCCGGAGACGCCGAGCAATCGCTCGGTCGCGACTTCTTCCGGCATGGTATCCCGGTCGATGTCCTGCGGAGAAATATCCATCGCGGCCTGCAAAGCCTTGTCACAGGTCTCCGCGTCTTTGATAGCCCGCTCAGTCATCCCCGGATATGCGCCGTCCTCTTGGGCGCGAGCGAAGTGAACGAGCTTGTTCGCCGCTCGCAATTCGTCTTCCCGCCTCAATATTGTTTTAGTAATCAATTTCATTGTGGCAACTCTAGCACAGCATCCTTCGATGACGCAACTAAAAGTTTTAATTCCGGAGCGATTATTTTTTGATACTGCGCCTCAATTTCCTCCGCAGTCATGCGCGGATGACGGGTCCGCAAACGTGCCGGGCAGACTGCGGACAGCGGATGATCGAGCCGCCAGTAACCGTGCAGCACCGCGCGTTTGAGATCGCATGAAAAACGGTAGTTCAGGTCGAGAGCGGCATCGTAAAGCGCCGCGAGTTGAGTCCGCGAAAGCTCGGGATGAGTCAGGCCGAAAAGTTTACGGAACCAGCGGATCATATTTTTCATTTACTTCAATCGCTCGTTGAATCTCGGGGTGATCGAGGGCCGGAAGCTTGCGGTCGAAATCCGCACAAAACCAAGTGCGAAGTCCTCGCCCGTTCTTCGTGAGCCCGACTTCGAATGGTGACGCCCGAACAACGGAATACCCAAGAGATTCTGCCCGGAGGATTGCCGAGGGTCGCAGGCCGAAAAGTTTACGGAGCCAGCGGATCATGGTTCGAGTTTTGGTTCGGCGATTTTTGCAGCGGCAAACGCGGGCCTAAGAAAAGCTCCGAGCCAGAGTAAAAATAACCTTCGAGGATTATCAACCCATTGAAAATCTGGCATTGGGCAATTTTTCCACTGAGATTCGAGGGTCTTAGTGAACGTATCTATCGCAGCCTTCAACTCTGCTCGGGCCGCGTCGTGATGCTTCGTCGCAAGGTTTTTGTATTCTTCTTCGGTTAGTAGATATTGCATGACGTTTAAACCCAATCAGAATTTTTGTAGTAGTGCTCCAATGCGGCGAAGTCCGTCGCGCGAACAAGAACATACGTATGACCATCGAAGGTATGTCCGAAGGTCGGTCCGCCGTTTCGTTCAAGTAGCAATTTCACGCCTTCTCTCACAGTGGCAATAGGAAGTTTCGGTTTACCGGAGACCGAAGTTGCAAGGGGCTCGAAGCGACCGCTTAGCTTGCAACCTCGGGACGGTAAATTTTTCTTCTTCATTCAATATTCCCCAACGCTTCGGAAATCGAGTCGCGCATCTGATCGAGTTGCTCTTGCTCGCCGTTCTCGTCTTCCTCGTCCAGTTCGAAAGAGAGTTCATTCAATTCTTCGATGATGGACTCCAGACAATCAATGCGCGACTGCAATAGCTGCCCGGTGTCTCCGTCTTGTAATCCCTGCGGCATGTTCTCAAGACTTCCCTGAGTTTCGTCCTTAAGGTTTTCCAAGTCGCCGACAACGCCGTCGCGATTCGATTCGAAATCCTCCGGCGTGGTGCCTTCAATCGGCGCATCTTGAATTGCGAAGACTGCGGAGTAATACGCGGAGCGCGTCAGGTCGGAGCGGCTCGGGCGGCAGGATTTGCATCGCACATACTTTCCGCCGCGCATGAACTTCCACCAAAAATAACTGTCACCTTTGGCGATTTTCTTTTCGCACTTGGAACAGGCTCCCGGTGATTTCCTCGCTTTAGCTACTACGTTGAGTTGTGACATATATTAGAATGAGTTTGTTTCGACGAAGTTGGTTACATCCGCGACGGGGTCCGGATCAGGTCCGCAGCGCCAGTCCCTCGTTGGGGCGGAAGGAAGTTTCGCCGGTTCGCCATAGCTCTTGCGAATCCGGCCCGGCGACACGCGTTCGAAACCGGGATGATCTCCCCAAATCTTATGAAAACCTTCGGGCTCGCGTTTCCAATCGATTTCGTCGTAGTGGTCTCGCCATCCGGGCGAGCGGTCCGCGTCACCTTTGCCTGCGCCATGGGCTCCCATCAAGTCTCGTTGTGCTGGTCCTGAGTTGCGTGGCATAAATTTAAATGTGGACTTCGTAGAATACTACCAGCGTTCGAATGATGCGTTCCTTTTGGTATCGCGGAAGCACGCCGAGGATAGTGGTAATTTTCTCAAGTGACGCCAGCATGTTCGAAGAACTGGCGGACTCCGGCTCAATCGCCGGATCAGCAATCGGCGTGAAGTTTGCCGGAGGGGCTCCGTCATGCCCGAATCGAATCGGTTGTTTAACGCTTCGAATATCAAGTGGCGAATGTTTTTTCATACGTCAGCGGCGAGAACGACTTCGCGAATGTTGTCGAAGGTGGTGCTTGGATGATCGTTGAAGGTAACGAGCCCGTTATCGGCGAGCCGAGGAAAAAGTTTATGCGCAGTTGAGGCAATTTTTTTCACAACTTCAATAGTCTCTTTGGCAACGCCGTCACCGTAGCATTTTTGGATCGCGCCGCTCAAACACCAGCAGCATGCCCTTGGGTGATTCCATGAACTGACCACCGCATCCTCAGAAAAGAAACCTAACGCGATGCCTGCGGCGTCCCGAGCGAAGCAGCCTTTCGTCCACTTGTCCGGGCTCGTGAGTAGTTCGGAGATTTTCATGGCGAAGCTTACGCGTCGAGGGTGCCGACCCACTTAACGTTTTTGATTCTCCAAATCGCCTTGCGAGAAAACTTCTTGCGCAAGAACTTGACCGCTTTGACTTCGGCGTGAACCAGCGCATGCTGTTTGGTGGTAATCAGCAGATCGCCGATATGCTGGTTCGGTTCGTAGCGGATTTCCCAGAGATGCAAACCGGAGATCATACCTTTATGGTTCGGTCGAGTTGGATAATGTTGCTCGGGCTCGATTCGACTTTCGTTTTTTCAGCGGTGAATAACGCTTCCTGTTTCGCAGCCGCGATGCGAGCTTGAGTCGCGTTACGGATCGCGAGCACGCGCATCGCAACGTTCGAGATCGAGCCGAGCAGGGGTTCATACTCCTGCTTGAGTGTGAACCACGCGCCGAGAAACTCGGAGCCGTGCTGGATGAATGTGTTCGCGAGAAACTCGTGATTGCCGGTAATCTCCGCTTGATGCTCGCGCGTTTGCACATCGAGCGCCGCAAGCTCGGAAAGCCGGTCGAGGGCTCCGGCGATTTGAGACGCGAGTTGAAGGTTGAGGGGCTGGACAGGTGTTTGTTTTGTGTTACTCATTATAGTAGGGCTCGGTGGTTGAGATCGAGGAGGGATTTGTATTTCATACGTTAGCGGGTTTTGCGGGCGGAGTTGTAAAGTTTAATCAACGTCATACTTTGGCCTTTCGAATAACGCGACGGATCATGGCAAACGTGGTGCTCGACAGATTGTTGAACGACGCGATACCGTAGTATTGGTATTGGGGATACAATTCGTTGAGTGCGTTTTTGAGTTTGAGAACGACATCTATCGGCTCACCATACGGATCATCCTCTGGCGCGTAGCACTTCTGGATCGCGCCGCGCAGGCACCAACTAACAGCGCCCGTGCAATTGCCGTGAGGCAAGGTGCCGCCATGTTTATCCATGGCGAAGTAGCGTTTGATCCACTTCTCCGGCTTGTCAAGCAGTTTGAGTAGCGTCATACGTTGGCCTTACGCAGAAGGTTGCGGAGCTTACGAAAAGTGGTGGTGCTGGCGTTATTGAAACCTACAATGTTGCCGCAAAACTGGGGATGCATTTTTGCGATGACTTGTTCAAGCTTCTTGCTTTGTGCATTATAGGCTGAGCCGTAGCATTTTTCAAGGGCTCCAATCAGGCACCAACTCACGGCGTCTGGGTGTGACCCGAGGAAGACCGGGTGACCTTCTTTGTTCCGGGCAATGGAGCCTTTGATCCACTTCTTTGAATGATTGAGCAGTTTGAGGATTTTCATACGCGGGCAGCGCGAACAACGCGCAGGATATCGTTGAAGGTGGTTTTCGGATCATCGTTGAAATCAACGATGGAGGACATTCCCGGATAAAATTTTCTAATGGCCCTGAGAAGCCGGGCTCTCGCCCGGTGATTCGCGGCATTAAAAGAATCCCCGTAACATTTTCTTAGAGCGCCGCCCAAGCACCAGCATTGCGCAGAGTCGGACATATAATCACAACTCGTTTTGGAGAGCAAACCCGGGTCGATTTTTAAAGACCGGAGGCTGACGTAACGAGTGCGAGCGAAATACCCGCGCGTCCATCGCTGGTAACTGGTGAACAGCTTTAAAATTTTCATTACGATACGCTACCACCATCGCCATCAGTTGCACAACTAATATTTACAGAAAAAATTGGTGGGCTCGATTGATCACCGATTGGTGTCGTGGGCGGATCGCCGAAATACGGTTGCGGACTCGGTGGAACCGGTGTGACGTTCGGAGGATACACCAGAGTAGGTCGTGCAGAGCCCGGCACATAGTCCGCAGGTATCAGGCTCCGCCGGTCGATGCTGCGTTCGATTGCGTCGAGTCGTTTATCAATCGAGTCGAGACGCTCGATGATCTTGGATGTGGATTTTTCAAACTCACCCGCAATCGTTTTGTATTGAGGACGCGTCTTGTCGGCACAGTCTTCGCGAAGCTGCCCTGCGGCAATGAGTGCAGCCTCAATCTGAAGCAGGGACGAGACGATGTCGTGCTCATTTTCATTGTCGAGCTTCGCGCGGTTGAAGGTGATGTTGAAATCGTCATCGGTTGGCTTTTTGTAGGCGTCACGCCGATATTTCCAGAAGCGATACACAATCATGTCGGCAAGCCGGAACGCCTGTTCATATTCATGGAGCCCGAAGACTCCCCACGTTCGTTGCTGACCACCGAGGTAGGATTTGACAAACCATTTGTTCGCGACGGCATACACGTTCGAGGCTTTACCTTCAGATCGCCGGTCAGCGATGGCAACCTCGGACGGCGTCAGCTTGGTCTGGGGCATGCACGTTCGCAGGTTCGAGAAGGCGAGACGGATCAGGTCTTGCTGCACGCGGGTTTGAGCGAAAGAACGAGAGTCCGCCGATTCGCCCTGAGAAAATGAGTCATTTTGCATACAATCCAACAGTCACCGGGGGAGTGGGTGATGTCAAGAACGAAATTGAAGATGCGTAGGCGAGTCGGCGTTTCGCCGTGATGATGGGTATCTATGTTTTAGAGCGAATGCGGTGACAACTTTTTATTATCGATGTATGGACAGTTAAAGGTCTCCTGTATCTATATTAAATTAATTCACACATATATTAAAATACATCATATTAAACATCTTTAGCTGTTCATACTTCGATAATAAAAAGTTGTCGTCGTGTTCGCTCTAAAACATAGATACGCATTATTTATTAGATTTATCACTTTTTATCTGCGCCCGAGCATTTTCTAGGTGACTGTTGGATTGATGGCCTCGACCAAGAAACCTGAAGACAGGCTTTTCGCAGACATGAGCCCGGAGCTTCGCAAGCTTCAAAAGCAGGCGCACAAAGAACTTCGCCTGAAGAAACGCACTGAATGGAAGCTAAAAAATCTTCAACCGCAGTAATCTTTCCCTGCCGGTATTGCGGCAACCCACTTCCGCACTTGCCGAGCGACTCACCCTCGGATTATCGAACGCGGAAATACTGCTCCGCACCGTGCCGCGCAAAGGGGAGGCGTGATTTGGTGAGAGACCTAAAGGCTGATATGCGAAGGGTCGGCGCACTGATCCAACAGATCAACGATTTATGAAGCGCGCTTTTCTCACCGGCGTCACGGGCCAAGACGGAAGTTATCTCTCCGAGTTGTTGCTCGGCAAAGGTTACGAGGTTCACGGACTTGTGCGGCGCACCAGCACCTATAACCGTCAGAGGATTGCGCATCTCGAATCCAATCCAGCGTTTAAACTTCACTATGGAGACTTGAGCGAGGGCTCCTCAATCTCGCGACTGCTCAACGCGATTGAGCCGAATGAGGTTTACAATCTCGGTGCTCAATCCCACGTTCAGGTGAGCTTCTTGAATCCGGAATACACGGCAGACGTGGACGCAACAGGCACGATTCGATTGCTAGAAGCAGTGCGATGCATGCGGCATCGTCCGAGATTCTATCAGGCATCTTCAAGCGAAATGTTCGGCAAGGTCGCAGAGATTCCGCAGACTGAAACAACTCCATTCTATCCACGCAGTCCGTATGGTTGCGCCAAAGTATTTTCGTATTGGGCCACAGTCAACTATCGCGAAGCGTATGGGCTCCACGCGAGTAACGGTATTCTGTTCAATCACGAATCCCCGCGCCGTGGCGATACGTTCGTGACTCGGAAGATCACGCAAGCGGTCGCGCGTATTAAGCTCGGGCAACAGAAGCAACTTGCTCTCGGCAATCTCAACGCTCAGCGTGATTGGGGATACGCAGCAGACTTCGTCGAGGCAATGTGGTTGATGCTTCAGCAGGATGTGCCCGGCGATTACGTTGTGGCAACGAACGAAATGCACACCGTTGCTGAATTCTGCCAGCTTGCTTTTCATTACGTTGGCTTGGACTGGCGCAAGTATGTCGTGCATGATCCACAGTTCGACAGGCCCGCAGAGGTTGATCAATTGCTCGGGAGTTATGCGCGTGCTGAGCGCGTGCTCGGATGGAGACCGAAGACCAAGTTTGCTGAGCTTGTTCGGATCATGGTGGATCACGATTTGATGAAGGCCGAAGCATGAGCCAACATAATCGAGAACTGGTGGATAAAGCTTTAGCGACTGCAATGGCAGATCGTAGCGCATGCGTGAAGTATGAGGTTGATCAAGATCAGGCGTTCTTGTTGTATGCAACGTTCTGTTGCGATGTTGAACGCACTGCACACGCAGTCAATGTAAAGCCTGCGGACATCATCCAAATGGCAGAGCAGGGTGGATGGAATGAGAAGCTACGCGGCATCATTGAGCTAAAGAAATCTGGCAGAGCAGGCGATGTTGAACGCGCGGTCAATCGTGCAATCAATTACGTTCAGGCTCACCGATTGCGTGAATTCCTTCAGCGTGTGCTTCAGCACATCTTTGGGCAACCATTGGAGAACATTGAAGAATGGATGTTTTCCATGCAGTATTCAAAAGGCCAAGAGGAGCCCGTAAAGAAGTTCACCACTCGACCGCTTGCGGACTTGGCAGTTGCATTGGAGAAGTGTCATTTGCTCACATATATGGCTCTGGGCGACTCAGCCTCGGAGCGCCGTGGACGCGACACCGCACCGGACGCAGACTTGAGTAGCGGAGACCTTCACGCGAAGATTGCTGCGGCGATGTCCAAAGAGGTTACGGTCACAGCCAAAGTTCTCTGAATTCTGAACAGAGAGAAATCAAGTTAGGCTCACCTAACATTCTTCAATGTAACTACATTTCTTTGGCGTTCCTCCAATAGTTAGACTAAGCGAAATCCGAGCGTCGGGCTCGCGTTCAGTCGATTATTGCAGCCGCCCTCCTCGACTTCACGCCCTCATAACGATACGGCTCGACGACTGTCCGCAATCCTACAGGAATGGTATTCGGCGACACGTTCCCGAGCGGGATCGACGCCCCGGAGCCCCGGCGGACCGTAAAAACGGCTCGGGGGGAAATTCGCTTGACAACTCTCGCTTAGTGGTGATACCTAGAAACGAAAAAACCGTATCGCGACCCCCTTAATTTAGGTGACTGTTGTAATTGATGTCAGAGTTTAAGGATATTTGTTCTGCGAAAAAATCGACCCCGCTAGAGAAGGATTTAAAATTTTTGGATTGGGCGATTCGGATTGTTCGACGGCGGATCACATTTCGGGAACGAAAGGTGCTTCGTATGGCGCGATGGCGAAAAACGGCTCTGGTGAGATATCATTCCGGCGAAAATGTTGCCCGGCAGATGCGCGAACGAAAGCGCACGTTGGAACGAGCGTTTAGACGTGTGCTTCGACGTGAATCCCGGCAAAAAATAAAAAATCAGATCGGGATCGAAAAGGCATACCGGCGCGTTTTACTCCGGCAAAATAATCAGATAGAAATAAAACTCGCCAATCGGCTTCGCCGTCGTTTTGAGAAAGCTTTCCGGCATAGAAAATCATCTCGCATCTGTATGGAACTGACCGGCACGTCCGTTGCTGGACTCCGGGCGCATCTTGAATCACTTTTCAAATCCGGGATGACGTGGGAGAACTACGGGTTTTGGGGCTGGCACATCGATCACATTAAACCGGTATGTTCTTTCGATTTGAAGTTGCCAGAGCATCAACGCGCCTGCTTTCATTACAGCAATCTTCAGCCTCTCTGGAAATCGGAGAACCTCGAAAAGGGTAGGAAACATTAGTTGTGGAAAACCCGCTCGCCGTGCTATCGTCATTCCAATGAAAACTAAATTTCGTCTCGGCATTCGGTATCTCGTCTATTGGGACTTTCGGATTCGCGGCGTTTTTCTCTCTTGGGTAAGAGAGCACCGCCGAATGGTCGGGCTTCCTCCAGTCGGTTCGCCGTGGGACCAATAGGATTTTATGGCCGCACACATCTCGCCTGACACAGAATTGGAGACCGTGCCTTGCACGTATTGCGCTACGCCCACGACGATGACTGGCACCAAGCTTTGTGACCGGTGCTGGGAATTGCGCGGGCGCATCTCCCGAGACCCGGTGCTGGCAAAGAGAATGCTGGACGAGATTACCAACAATGAAAAAACGGAATGAATTTCACGTCCATCCCTTCACCGGGATTCTGTTCGGCGCTCTCATCGTCAGGCCATGGCGGACGAAGGCCCTGCCCAAGGCGCGGGTGATGCACGTCCACGTTTGGAATATTATCTCGCCGCGCGGTCGGCTGATGAAGGCAAACTTTATCCTTAACTGATATGAAACGAAAGTTCAAACCCCGGGCAACCCTGACGTTGCACAACTTTTCCAAACTGTCCTCCGCCGAGCGTGAAGCAGTTTTTTCATGGATGACGCGGCAACTCACGATGTTGATTCAACAGCCGGAAAGCTTTGCGGACCGATATACCGCGCGATTTCTCGTCCCGAAGATCAAGGCAACGGTCCGGCGCAAAGAAAGATATTGATCGTCAGAGGGAGCCCGGCGAGTGACTGTTAGATTAGATGTCAGCACCAACACCGCCAACACAAAATGTTCGGGCCAAACCCGCTTCCGGCGACACCGATAATAATCTCCTGCGAAAAATCGACGGCATCCTCGCGACTGGCGCGGGCCTCGGCGGAGTCGATCAGTTTTCCGATACTGCTGCCCATACTGGGCTCTGGGGAATTGTCCACGCAATTACTGATGTCACAATCACGGCGATTGTGTATGCGCCGAATACGCAGGCTGGCACGGGGCTCGCGGGGAAGACCCTTTTAGCCGGGGATAGAATCTACGGCGACATCCGGAGTTTTCAAGCTGGCTCCGGCACCTTCGAACTTTATCGGTCCGCCGTTCTCTGATGCAACTGCAAATCCAAAATTTACTTTTCATTGCCGGGACAGTTTTCGGCACTGCGGTTCCTCCGGGTCCGCCGCCCCCGGGCGATGAGCGAATCACCGAAGCAGGAGAATTTCGGCTCACAGAAGGCAACGATCAACGAGTGATTGAATGAAGGACCCGACACCAAAACCCCCGGCTCCGGAAATAGTTTTGCGCATTACGGAACAAGGAGACGAACTGCGCTTAACGGAAGCAGGAGAGTTGAGGATTCTCGAAACGAAACCAGTCATACCGAACAAGGAATAAAATCATGGCTACAAAAAAAATCTCAGAGTTAATCGCCGCCGCAGCGGCAGTCGGAACGGATCAGCATGAAGTCAATCAGGGCGGAGTCAGCAAGCGGTTGACGAATGCTCAGATTGCGACTTATATGGAGACCGCATTCGCGAGCCTTACGTTGACCGGAGGGGGTATTGCGCTTAATGCCGACGGGGGGGCCTCGTTCGGCACTGGGCAAGCAACCGTTGATAGCGGCGGCAACATTGCCGCAAAATCCATTTCAATAAATGGCGGTGTCGCTCAGATTTTTGACACGAGTGCGGCTGAATTCGCGAGCGGTGATATTCTGCTTAACGCCAATGGTTCGGCTAGTTTTGCGGGTGGAATAGTGCAAATTAGCAATGCTGGTGACGTGACCTTGGTTAACGGGGGGCTCGATGTCGCGAGTGCTATCAATACTGCTTCAGGTTTTTCTTTGGGCGGCACCCCCGGCGTCACACAGGATGTCGTAATCGGCGGGACAACTTTGCATTTTGAAGGCGGTATTCTCACATCTGTCACATGAAAAAACTTTTCGTTTCCCTCTGTCTCGTCGCGACTCTTTTGGTCATTCTGCTTACCCCGGATAGACCAGTCGTCGCGTTTCACTCGACCGGCAATAAATATTCCGACGCGCAAGAGCAAGTCGGGCTCGTCTCCTACAAAACCGCAGAGGGCGCGACGGCGTCCGGCTCCGGTGTTGTCATTCGCCGTGTCTCAATCACCGATGGCAAGCCCCGGTTATTCGTCTGGACCGCGAAGCACGTTGTCTCCGACATCGACGAAGTATCGTTTAAACGCATACTGCATTACAACGGCACGAAGAAGGGGGAAATGGTTTTTACCGCCAAGGTTTTATTCCGGCTACCGAATACTGACGCCGCGCTACTCTGGCTCGACGCACCGCCTGAAGCCTTCGCCGCTTCGAGCTTCGCGAATGCTGAGCCTCTCGCGCCCGGCACTGCCGTTTTTCATGTGGGAAATTTTCTCCGGCAGTTCGACGGATCGGTGTCGCGAGGCATCGTCTCTCAAACTGGCATCAAACCGGAGTCGCCCTTCTGGCCGTGGAATCTGACCGACCAAACAGACCTGCGGATACTGCCGGGCTCCTCCGGTGGCCCGATTTTCGATGACGCCTCGGGTAAAGTAATCGGGCTCATTGTCGGCGGACCGAATTCCGGAACGCTCGGGGTCGGATGTTTCATCCCGGTTCGAGTATTACTTTCCGATTGTGGGATTTATTCGTGGGCAATCTACGGGGTATTCTGCCCGAGTGATGAGGCTCTCAGTCTTGCGGCAACGAAGGCGCTGTTACCCAAAGAGGCTGCACCAGAGAAGAAACCAGAAGGCGCAACGCCAGAAAAGCAGACGAGCCCCGTCGAAAAGAAGAACACTAATCATTGGCGTCTCCCGTTCTTTCGGCCCCTGCCGACCCCAAGGCCCTGATCAATCGCTCGGCTTTGTGTTTCCAGCAATCACATGCGGAGACGTTCAAAGGTGCAACGTGTTTTGGATGTCTCGTAGGAAGATACATCAGCGACCGTCTGAATTTGCAATCCGGCGCGTGCCGTCCGTATTGCAACGCTTCCGAGAGAATTGATTTGAGGAGAGTCGGTTTCATTTTCTTTTGATCACGATACTTTGGTCTTGATTGTAAATTATTTCGGTGGGGCATGAGCCGAACAATTTAATTGCGGCGTTGAATGCACTTCGTCGTGATCGTTTCCATTGGGTCACGGCGTGGTCGCGGATAATCGCCCAACGTTTCCAGTTTAGGTCTGTGCTCGGATAAATTGCGATTCTGTTAATCATGCCTTCAAATTAGCACATCGCCAAACTCTTGTCAAGGGGTGACTGTTGATTTATATGGCCACTCTATCGACCGACAATAAAAACAAACTTCAGCACGCAATCGACGCCATGGTGAAAACCAACGCGACCGAGCTTCCATTCGACGCGACGATTATCGAGCAGGTCGGCAGAGTTGCCGTCTCCTCGGGCTTCGAGTCCGCGATGAAATTCCAGCAGGATTGCAGGGACAACCCCATTTCCACGCTGCTTCGCTTCGCCAAGTTTCTCGGCACCTAAGCTTCGCCCCTAATCCTTCGGATTAGCCGCCCTTATATCTTCATATCGCGAGTTGCGTTCGCTCGCGCCTTCTGCTATCGTCCCGGCATGGAAATATTAACTTTGGAAGATATGACTGGGCAATCCGAAAAGGAAGTCTTTGCTCATTTGGTGAAACAGTGGTCGGCCCCGGAGGATATTGCGAAGACCCACTCGCTTTTGATTGCCTACGAGTCGGTGGGGGACTATGGGTGTGATTCTTCCGGATGGTATCTTCTCCGAGAGAAAAAATCCCGAGCCCTTTTCGAAGTCAGTGGGTCACATTGCTCGTGCTATGGGTTCGAGGATCAATTCAAACTGGAGCCTACCTCGAAAGAATATCTCCGCTCGGACAAGTTCAGCATCTCTTGCGGCGGTTACGATAATGATTCCGTTGGAAACACGGATGCGATTAAGAGATATCTGAAATCCAAACGTCTGTGAAAAAATTACTCGCAACATTTTTCCTGCTCGTCGCGCTCTCGGCTCGCGCCGTCACGCTCGAATGGGATGCCAGCCCGAGCCCGGATGTCGCCGGGTATAACGTTTACTACGGCAGCGAGAGCGGAATCTACACCGCAATTGTCGATGTCGGCAACGTGAAGCGAGCGATGATTGAAATCTACGAAAAGTCGGTGCTCCGGCACCAGTCAATATTTTTCGCTGTCACGGCTTACGATATTTGGGGAGTCGAAAGCGATTACTCCAACGAGGTTGAGTGGACGCGGAAAATCGAACGCGAAGCGGAGGTTGACGCCGCAGTGGAACTGATCCTGAATGAAATTAATCCTTGAAGTTGAATGGGTGCCCGGCGTGAAGGTGACGCAGTTCGCCGACATGCTTCGAGCACTGCTTGAAGCTAATCCGCAGTCGATTGAAGCCGCCGTCCCCTGCGTAGAGCAGGCAGGCTTTGTCGCAAAGATCGACCCGCAGGGATTCGATTTGTCGATCCACATGGTTTCCGATTTCGGCGAGTGCTTGCCAAGTCGAGTTGCCGTGCTGCACAGCCGCGCTCGGACAAGCCGCGAGGAATTCAAAAAACAGGTGGATGTTTTTCTGTGAACGTATTTTCTTATGTCCGGGTTTCCGGGCTCTCGCAAACGGACAAAGATGGACCCCTCCGCCAGAGGGATTCTATTCAGACCTTTTGCAATAAACATCAGTTGCGTTTAAACGCAGAGTTTTTCGAAGAAGGGGTATCCGGCGAAGTCGATGCCATGGATCGCCCGAAGTTTGCCGACATGCTGGCGAAAATTGCGTTATTCCGACGAACGGCGGAAGATACCCGTGGCACCTACGTTCGAGAAATTCTCGGGCACCCATTCGATATCGGGGCTATTGTTGTCGAGCGAATGGATCGGCTCGCGCGTGATTTGATGGTGTCTGAGTTTTTATTGCGCGAGTGCCGAAAGGTCGGAGTCAAAGTTTTCTGCGCAGATCAGGGCGAGCTAATCGATATGGCTTCCAATGAGGGAGACCCTACACGCAAAATGCTCCGGCAGATTCTCGGCGCTATCGCAGAATGGGATAAATCGGTCACGGTGCGAAAACTTCGCGCCGCTCGGCTCCGCCTTCGAAACAACGGGGTTCGATGCGACGGCAAGAAACCTTACGGGTTTTATCCGGGAGAAAAAGAAACCTACGCGAAAATCCGGGATTTGAAATCCTCGGGGCTCAGTTTTTCAGAGATTGCTAAGTATCTGAATGCCGGGGGGTTGAAGACCCGGCACGGGAAAATCTGGACCAAGCAAATAGTAAACAAGATGCACAACAAAAAAATTATTGTCGCTCCGCCGAAACCCCCCGACTGTTAGCATATGAACGACTTTGCTACGCTGAATGGGACAATTGTTGGAGCCTCTATTGTTTTGCGCTGGAGTTTGGCGCACCTTTCTGAAGTCAACGGGAAAACCGTTGTCTCGAATACGGTGCAGCGGTCGCCGACCGGCGTAGAGCAGTGGGTAACTCTCGCCACATCGACCGGCGCAGATTTTGCCGGTGCGACTTATACTGATCGCGTCCCTGCCGAAGGGGATTTTCAATATCGGCTGGTGCTGATCGTCGGCATCGCGCCGCACACGGTCACTTTGCACTCGAACATAATTTCGGCGAACTTCGTCACTGCCGTAACATTGACCGGCTCCGTTTCCGGTAGTGTGGTCTCGCTCGATTGGGGTGGCGCTGGGAACGCGGTCGGGTATGTCGGAGAAGTGGAATCCGCGACCGTCGAACGCAGTGCCGACGCGGGAGTAACCTATTTTCCGGTGCGGACCCTCAGTGGTCGGCTGGCCTCGGCTTATTCCGAGTCGCTGTCGCAACCCGGCACGTATCTGTATCGGGTCAAAGTCTCGTTCGAGAATCCGGAGACCCCGGACGCCATTGGGCGTGATCAGGTGCTCACTTCGAATGTGGTCTCTTTGACCGTTTCTTAATTTTGCGGGATGGAGCAGTTGGTAGCTCGTTTGGCTCATAACCAAAAGGTCGAGGGTTCGAGTCCCTCTCCCGCTACCATTTCGCCCGGAAGGAATAAAACCCTTTCGGGCGTCTCTTTTTCGGTGACTGTTAGATTGAATGCAAGTTCTAACAGTTTACTCCCCCGGCAACTCCCATTTTTACCGCCAGTGGGCTAAAAGCTGGTCTGCGCAAGGCTGGAAGCCCGGAATCATCACGCCGAAGGAAATCTCCCGGCACGGCTCCGCGAAGGCCGCAGCGAAGGCCCGGGGTGCCAAGCTGCTTTGCGCCGCAAACCTTTTCAACGTCTCCTTCCGGCCCCCGCGCAAGACGCCGGACCGAATTCCTAAATCTGCTGCCGTCCGGCTGGTTAAATGAACGCGCAAGAAAAAGAACTTGCCCGGCTGGTTGCCAAAAATGTTCACGCTCAAACTGCGTGGATCGCCGCGCAATATATCGCCGATTTTGCTCGCATCTCAATTAGCATTACCTCGGACACCAAGGAGTCGAAATACGTTCCGATTCTGCAAAATTATTTGCATGTGCTGCTGGAGAATGACGGCATGGCGGAAGCCGCGCAAATCCTCTGGAGCCCGAACCAGTTTACGCCGGAGCCTCAATCGGTTCGCGACCTTTGGAAACTGTTCGACGAAACTTCTACCGGGCTCATCATGGGAGCCGCCGCGATGGGAAAATCTTTTTCTCTTGGCGTTCGATTATTCTTGGAATGGCTGCGCGACCCGGACTGGACGAGCGTCCGCGTGATTGGCCCTTCCGAAGATCATTTGGAGCAAAATCTTTTTTCGCATTTGGTGAGCTTGCATTCTCACGCGACGCTGCCCATGCCCGGGCAAATCGGAGATTTGTTCATCGGCATGGACCGGCGAAATCAGGTGTCTTCGATACGCGGCATCGTAATTCCGAAAGGCAACAACAAGAAGGCCGGTCGTCTGCAAGGTGGGCACCGCAAGCCGCGATTGATGCCGCACCCGAAATTCGGACCGCTCTCTCGGATGTTTATTTTCGTGGACGAAATCGAAAACGTTCCGCAGGGCATCTGGACTGACGTGGACAACGTTATGTCTGAAATTGGCGACGGCGGGTTCAAAATTTTCGGCGCTTACAATCCTACGAATCTCGGCGACGAGGTTGCAAAGCGAGTCGAGCCCGAGTTCGGTTTCGAGAACCTGAATGAGGATGAACATTTTCGATGGAAGTCAAAACGCGGCTGGGATGTGCTGAGACTCGATGGAGAAAAATCTGAGAACGTGATTCAGGGTCGCATTATATACCCCGGGCTTCAGAACAAAGTGGGCCTTGAGAAGATCGCGCTCGGCTCTGGTGGTCGCCAATCCGCCGGGTATATGACGATGGGGCGCGGCATGTATCCAAAACAGGGCACGGAAATCACGGTCATTCCGCCCGGAATGCTTCAGAGAATGCGTGGGGAGGTCATCTGGCTCGATACTCCGCAGCCTGTCGGCGCGACGGACCTTGCGCTCGACGGCGGCGATGACGCAATTCAGACCTTCGGCAAGTGGGGGCTCGCGACAGGTGTTAAATTAATCCCGTCTCTTGAACATCCGGAAGGAAAAAAATTTATGTTCAAGAACGAGAAGGGAGTCAGCACGCCGCGCTGGTGTCTGGAGGCAACGCGCCAGTTTGCGCTGCCCAAGGGAGACACGGTTGCGATGAAAAATTCCGTCATCGACGTGAATAAAAAGGCTGGAGTGCGCCCGGAATTTTATGCGTGCGACCGAACTGGGCACGGAGCCGGAGTCGCAGACCTGATTAAGCATGACTGGTCGGCAGCAATCCACGATGTAAATTATTCTCAGTCTTCGAGCGAAGAAAAAATCATGCTGGAGGACTCGAAGACCTGCTCGGAACAATACGAACGCATGTTCACCGAACTTTGGTTTGCACTTCGCGCGTGGGGAGAATTTAATTATCTCGTGCTACACCCCTCCCTCGACATGAGTAAGATAACTCAGCAGCTTACGCAACGCCGTTTTCGAATCAGCGGAGCCCGGACGAAGGTAGAATCGAAACGGGACTACGAATCGCGCGGTTTCGGATCGCCGAACGAGGCGGATTCACTCACGTTGCTCGTTCACGCAGCCCGGAAAGGCTCCGGCGCAACTCTCAGCATGCACGGGGAAGGCGTGATACCGTCTTCGACGTGGGATGATGAATGGCCTATGGACGGAATGAATGGCGGTGCGAAGATCGACGTAACAAATCGTTCCGATTGGCTCGATGATCGCCCGGATTCAGATGCTTTGCCGATTTTATGAGACAGATAAACCGAAATTTATTTCCGAAAGATGGGTTCGGATTCAAAGAATCGGATGGGGTCCGGATTGGCGCGGATACTTGGGCTGGGGTTATCGTTCGGGTCCGAAATTATCGCGCTCGAAACGGTTTTCCGCCCGGAAATCCGGAAGAAGAAGTAATGGCGCAGGCATGCAATCGCAATCCGGGATATTGCACGGACGAAAATGCCGCATATACTCATGCAGTCAGCCGCGCTTCGCTGAAAAATCGAGTCCTGCTTTGGTTTTTGGCGATGCGAAAGCGTAAAGCGGATGAGTCTATTCGTATAGTTTCGGATCAGGATGCCCGAAACCGGGCGCAGGTCTGCGCGAGTTGCCCGCTCAACCAATCTTTGCCCGAAGGGTGTTCATCCTGTCGCGAAGCGATTGAAGAAAGCCGTAAACAACTCATCGGGAGCAGATTTGTCGATGCGCGAATCAATTCTTGTGCGGCGCTCGGCGAAGAATTGAACACAACTATCCATCTCGACCTTGTTCGCGTGGAAAACGGCTCGCTGCCGGGCCACTGTTGGAGAAAGCGAACATCGTGATGCTATTTTTTCATTTTTTCTGGGCTTGGGCGCTAACTCGTTGGGCGAAGTTTCGCGGGTATGAGGTTTTGACGAGCATCGACGAGCTAGATCATCGTTTTCGGACGTGTGAGCCGTGCGAATTTTTCGAGAACGGATTTTGCAACGCTTGCGGGTGCTTAGTGATGTCAAAAATTATGCTTTCGACCGAGAAATGCCCGAAAAATAAGTGGCAACGGGTATGGGTCAAGCGAGTGACTGTTAGGAAGTAGTGCCTACGTGTAAAATAGTGTTGAAAATCTGCTCTAAATGTAAAATCGGGAAAGCCATGGAAGCTTTTTACCGCATGACGGCGAGTCCTGATGAGCGGGGGGCGTGGTGTCGCGAATGCTGTCGGAAACACAATCGCCGAGCATCAAAATCGTGGCGAGAACAGAATCATGCGCAGTTTTTAGCCACTCGTCAAAAGAGATATCAAAAAGATCATACACGAATACGGAACCTCGACAATATTTATCTGGCTCATCGGGCAAAAACAGACGTGGCGTTTCACCTGTTGAAAAATCTTCGCACCCGGCTTTATAAGGCGATTAAAGGAGCCCAAAAATCTGCCGTCACCACGAAATTGTTAGGCACAGATTTTTCCGGGCTGCGCAAGCATCTAGAAATTCGTTTTGTTCCCGGTATGACATGGAAAAATTATGGTCCGGTATGGCATGTGGATCATATCATCCCCTGCGCTCGATTCGATCTTCGGATTCCCAAGCAGCAGCGGATTTGTTTTCATTATACAAATTTACAACCGTTATTTGCGGAGGAAAATCGAAAGAAAGGGGACAGAGTTTAAACGATGCCAAAAAGCACGACGTTTACAGTCGCGGATACCAAAGGTTCGGGATATCCTTCAAACTCTCCTCTCGGCTCAATTATTCAAAGTCCGGAGATTGACAGCAAAGGAAAACCGACTCAACACTCGATTAAAGATGCTGGGATGGCGCGGGATATCGTGAAGACCATCGTCGCCGCCGGACGAAACCGTTCCATCGTCAACTCCCGCATTCTGGCGAAGTATAACGCGGAGCGTCCATATGACGCGCAGAAGCTTGAGGCCGAAGGACTGGGCTGGCGTTCGAATTTTACGACTAAGCCGCTCCCATCGATGATTGAAAAAGTCGCGCCGCGATTCTCCGAGGCGGTTGAGGGGCTCAAATATCTCACTAATTCAAGTCTGTCCGACAAGTGGCAACGCGCGGTCGAGAAGACGGAAAAATTTCGCGAGGTAATCACCAAAACCATTCGAGGCCGGAAGGGTTGGAAGACTCTCATTGATGATATTGCTTTTGATAACGCGATTTTTGGGCATACCATTGTTGCGGGCATCGATGAGTTTAGCTGGTTTCCGAAACATTTTAAACAGGACGAATCCTTTGTTGCAGACGGAACGAAAGCCGACCCGCGCTGGGCTCAAATCGTCGTGCTCAAGGAAGTGTATCTTCCCCACGAACTTTTCGAGCAAATTAAAGATACCGAAGCAGCTAAAGATTCCGGATGGAATCTGGAAAACACGCGAACAGCAATCAATACTGCTTCGCCCGCCCAAATCCGTGATCGACTCAACGTTGGAGGAACCCTTGAAACTTGGGCGCAGAACGCCATACGAGAGCTTACAATCGGAGCGAGTTACATGGCCGGGGCTTCGGTTATTGTCGTTTACAGCCTACTTGCCCGGGAAGTCACCGGAAAAGTTTCTCATTATCGTTTGGCCGGTCCTGAGATGCTGGACATTTTCAGTCGGGATGATCGTTTCCCATCCTTTGAAGACTGCGCTGCGTTTTTCAGTTTTCAAAAAGGGAACGGAACGCTTCACGGCAGCAAAGGCGTGGGGCGGGACATCTATGAACTTGCTGGCATGGTGGATCGCACTCGTAACGAAGTCGTGGATCGACTTGTTATGGCGGGCAAGACCA